TCACCGGCCAGTCAGGCGTGGCCCCCCCTTGGATATTTGGTGGGGGTGGGGGTGCGCCTGGCCGTGGGGAAGTCGGTCAGGTGCTTATGGCCAGCAGGTGATGGCGAGTGGGCCGAGGTTGTTGGGGGCTGGGTTGGGTTGTGTGCCGGTTAGGGCTGGGCGTTGGTCGTCGTGGTTGCCGGCGCCGCGTTGTTTGTTGCATTGGCCGTGGAGGAGGCGGTCGGCTTTGCGTCCTCCGTGGGCGCGGGGGTGGCTGTGGTCGGCGGCGAGGCTGCCGGATGCGGGGTCGGTGCTGTGGGGGTTGTAGTCGTAGTTGCGTGTGCGGTCGCGCCACATGGGGCGTCCGCACCACCAGCAGGGTGTGCCGTCGACGTGTTGGGCTTTGAGGTGTCGGGCGTTCTGTTGGTGTGACCAGCCGAGGTGTTTCTGTGTGGTGGTCTTGCGTGGTGCCATGTGGGTGGCCGCCTGGTGTGTGGAGTGGGGGCCCGTCGCGGCGCGGGTGCTGCGTGTGTGTCGGTCCGGTGCGGGGTTGCCCGGTCACCACACGGTTGATGCCAGCCCAGCATCGGGGTGTGTGGTGTCGAGGGTGCGCGCACGGCCGCGCCGCGACGGGGGAATGAGAAGAGGTGCTGGCCCGTGTGGGCACAGCACCTCAACCTGAGCTTTCAGGATTCGGAGTTTTCGACCGGTTGTCAAGCACCCTCGCTGCGCGTCGACGATTGCAGCGCCTCGATGTGGGCGATCAGCCGTGGCGATGCGTGGAACCATTCTCCTGTAATCCGGTCGGACGCGAACTCTAGGTGGCGGACGTGTTCCGTTCCGTGGCTGCCTATCTCGGTAGCAAGGAGTTCGTCGTGAGGGATACAGGTAAGGCGTTCCTTGAGGTTGGTGGAGGTACCGATCTTGATGCGGTCGCCGAACCGTAGGTAGTAGACCAGCGGCGCATGTGAGTCGGGCCGTCGGGACGGTGCCATCTGTCGAGGTGTCCGTCTTGCGCGCTCGTCCCTGAGCGTCTGCATGATCTCACTCGACCTGGTGACGATTTGGATCATGTGTTCGGAGCACAGTGGAATTGGGAATGAGAAGTGGGACTGTGGTGCCTTCTCACACGCGGGGTGGACGCACTCAGTGTCCCCGGCTCGCGGACGGCGCGGCTGTGTTCCAGCGGTGGGGATTGCACGGGAGGCGGATCGACTCATGAGGTTTTCCTCTGCTGTCGTCGGTCTTGTTGTTGTCGGAGTCGGTGGAACACGTCGCCGGCGCGGTAGAGCTTTTGGCCGTCGCGGGTGCGGCCTCGGACGGGTAGGCGGTCGCGGCGCCGGTAGGCCATGTCGTGCACGGTTTTCGGTTTGATGTCGATCTTGAAGCGGTCGCGGACGACGTCGACGAGTTCGTTGGCGGTGAAGAAGCGGCCTTCGAGTTCGGTGTCGACGAGTTGGCGTTGGTAGTCGGTGTCGACGACGCGGTGGCACTTCTTGCAGGTGAGGGTGTCGCCGCCCCGGGACCACAGGGATTGGCCGCACATTTCGCAGTAGCCGTGGAAGTGGGGGCGGACGGGGGTGTCGATGGCGGCGAATGCGGTGTCGTGGGCGGCGATGATGGTGGTGGCGATGTGGGTCGCGTTGTCGCACACGGCGAGTGACCGGATGCGGCGGGTGAGCCACAGCGCGAGGTAGGGGGATCGTCGTTCGCCGGGCCAGGCGAGTTCGCGTTGGGTGCAGACGGACCAGACGGCTTCGCGGAGTGCGCCGTGCAGTTCGCGTGCCGCTTCGGCTGCATCGTCGTCGTACGGCATGGGGCCTTCGCTGTCGGCCCGTTTCCCGGAGACGCGCTCGCTGTTGTCGCGGAATGCGGTGTCGCGGATCAGGGTGGCGTCGAGGTCTTCGGACAGCCAGGAGTGGATGTCGGTGAGTTTCTCGACGAGTCGGTCCTGGGCGTGACGGTCGAGTCCGGCGTCGACGGGCTGAGTGTTGTTCATCAGTCGACGTACTCCAGCTCGTCGGCCGCGAATAGGATGCGGTCCCCGACGTGGTGGTGGGGGTGTCCGTTCGGGTGGGTCAGTTCCACGCAGATGGTGAGCGTGTCGACGTGGTCGTCCGGCGAGTAGATTCCGACGATCTTCCCGGCGTTGCCGATCAACCATTCGGGTTCGATGAAGTCTTTGGGCGCTCTCGCACAGACGACGCGATGGCCGACTGCGAACGCTGGGCTGGGCTGGGTCACGCTATTCTCCGTTCTCACCGTGGAATTCGAGTCTGGTGTCGCGTTGCGACTGGTCGGCGTATCGGGTGAACGCGCGGTCGCGTTCGACGCGGAGGTTCTCGGAGTAGACGGGGACGGCTGGCCGGTCGGGTTCGGGCTCGCGCACCGGGGTGGGGGTGCAGTCGCACGTGTCGGCGGCGGCGGGGATCTCGAGATGGCAACGTGGGCAGACGGTCATGGTGTGACTCGCAATTCGGTTGGCCAGTCGATCGCCTGCAGTCCGGTGGTGTGCCGCTCCTTCGTTTCGAACGGCAGAGGCCAGCCGAGGTGGTGGGCGCCCATCGCGGCGAGGATGAGGGCGTCGCCTTCGTCGTCGTTGCGAATCCGTTCGCCGGGGAACATCTCTCGCACCGCGGCGAGCACGCGGGCTTTGCGCACCTTCCGGTCGATCCCGCGGGGCACCGATCCGGTAGCCCACTTCTCGCGGGTCCCTGGGGCGACGACGGCGATCGGGACGCCCCTGCCTTGGATCGTGGAGTAGACGCCCATCCACAGTGCGTGGCGGTCCATCTGGGCGCCGTACTGCGACCCGTACGAGGGGCCTTCCATCACCATCAGTTCGGTGTCGGTGGGGATCTGGGAGACGACCCGGCGGGTTTGGGCCACGATGCGGCGGGATCGTTGCGGGTATCCCTCGCCGGCGGTGCCGTCGCGGCCGACCGCGGCGACGGCCATCACCTTCGTCGCGCCGACGGGGTGGAGTGCGAGGACCGCGATGCCGGTGCTGGTGAGGGACGGGTCGATCCCGACGATGCTCACAGTCCACCGTCCGATGCGAGTCCGAATAGTCGACGGATACTCGGGTCTGGGTCGTTCAGGGTGATGGCGAACTCTTCGGTGCGTGATCCGTCGAGCCGGAGCACGGTGTCGTCTCCACGCGGTCCGGGTTCGAAATCGGTGACGTATCCGGTGTAGACACGGCCGCCGATCTCGTAGCCGACGGTGTCGCCACGTTGCAGCACAACGTCGGCGGGCAGGTACGGGGCGCCATCGGGGATAGTCCGGGTGCGGCCGGGGCGGACCGGCCCGCCATCGTCGAGCGCGGAGCCCATGAGTCGCCGCCGGACGGCGCGGAGCTCGCGTGGTGCAAGGAACCACAGCCCGTGGTCGTCGAACCAGCGGTCGACGCGGCTAGACGAGATCAGTGCGCGTGAGTGGACGTAGTCACCGCCCGGTCCGTCGATCTCGTGCCACACGATGCGGCCACCCAGGTCGTCCGGGCGGCGTCCGTGAACATCGAGCGAAACGAGAATCTCGATCATGTAGTTGGTCGCCGCGTACACATGCTCGGGATGCCTGGTGGCTTCGAGGGTCGATGCGCCCTGAAACTCGTCGACGCCGCTGTCGATACGCATGAGGAGCACTTGCCGGCCCGGCCGGAAGTCCTCGACGAGGTCAAACCGGAGGTTCCGGTGTCTGTACGGAGCCGCGTCGAGGCGCCACCAGCGCGCTGGGTCCCGCCACGATCCGAGGTCGGGTGTCGACCAGATGGCCGCGTCCAGGGGGTTCGGGATGGCGGGGTTCGGGATGGCGTTGGCGCCGAAGGCGGCTCGCCACATCATGCAGTTGTGGCACTGGCAGCCGTCGTCGTCGGTCAGGCTCGCCGCCGCGTCGCAGGTCGAGGGCAGTGGACCGATGAACTCGGAGCCCGGGCAGAGGACCGTGGAGTCGTCGTCGGCGTAGCGGTAGTCGCCGAGGATGGCCGACTCGGCGTACTCGTACTCCTCGCCCGCCATCCGGGCCATCACGACGTTCGTGAGGTACTCGCGGTGCATCTCCTCCATGCGAGCGGTGATGGCGAGGCCGTGCCACGCGCGGCCGCAGTGCCCGCACCGTCGCTCGGCGGTGGCGGCGCGGCGGGCCTGGCCGTCTTCGCCGGCGGCGAGTTGTTCGTCGATGAGGGCGTCGATGTCGTCGACGATGTCGCGGCGCGTCACGGTTCAACCACCTCGGCGTCGACGTCGTCGGGCCAGTGGTGGGCGAGTTCGTCGCGGACGATCTGGGCGGCCTCTCCGACTCCCGACAGGGCGAGTCCCTCGATGGCGAACGCCAGGAGTGCGCGGAGCGCATCGGCCGGCATGTCATCGGCGTGCGGCCGTCCGGACGGCAGGCGCCCGAAGCTCGGGTGCCGCATGACGTGGATGTGCCACTCTGTCGTTGAATCGCAGGCGTCGGAGGTGTCGACGGCGACGACCTTGGATCGCTTCTCGCTGTTCACAGTTCCGTCACCTGCTGCATCACGTCGCGGATCGCGTGAAACCGCATGTCGCAGACCGGGCACACCGGCTGCGGTGCCCGCTTCTGGGTGAGGGTGCGGCGCACGTTGTTGGTGACGACCTGCAGGCAGTGACCGCACAGCAGCGTCACGTGGTGCCCGCACGTGTGGTCGTTCGGCGTCTTCGGCGGGTGCATGACGACGCGGTGGGTGGCGGGCGACGTGCAGATCACCTGGGGGCTGGCCGAGTCGCACGGAATGTGCGCGCGAAGATCGGGTAGGGCAGTGTTCGGGCTGTTCATAGCTGTCTCCTCGGGTCGGGCACGAATCCGGCCGGTAGCGGCCGGTCGGTGTGGTCGCAGCGCCACGCTGCGTCGTGCATGCGGCCATCCGCGCGTCGCTGGCGGCCGGTGATGAATCCGGTCTCGTCGCACAACCCGCAGGCGTCGATCGCGTCGCGGCGGGCCTGCGCCTCAGCGCGGCGGGCGAGATCGCCGGCCGACGTCACGACTCATCACCTCGGAGGGCGTCCAGCTCGGCGCGTGCCTGCGCCATGCGGTCGGGGTCGGGTGTCGCCGCGCGCGTATCGCGGCGACGACTGGTGTCCAGCGCTGGACGGTCCATCCGGCCGAACTCGAGCGCCAGGGGCGACACGAGCCGCTCGACCTTCGAGTCGATCGCTGCGTCTCGACTGGCGCGGTGATCGGGGTTGGCCATGGCAGAGTCGCTGCGGTCTCGGCGGATGCTGCGGGCAACCTGGATGATCTCGCCTGGCTCTGGCGCGGTGTCAGTGGTGTCGGCTGCTCGTTGGGTGACGGCGGCGAGTAGATCGTCGAGGATCAGGCTGTGCCGGTTGAACATTGCGGCCCAGGTCTTGGCCGTGAAGCGTGCCGAGTCGGGGTCGTCATGCCAGCGGGGCGCGGTGCGGGGATGGCACGCGGCGACGCACGACATGACTTCGAGGGCGTCGGCGGTGGTGATGGTCATCGGGCGATCTCCTGCTGGGTGCGGGCGGTTTCGGTGGCGCGTTCGGCTGCGGCGAGTTCGGCGATGCCGCGGAGCTTGGACGGCTTGGTGACACCTGCTGGGGCTGCACGGGCGCGGCGGTTCTGGACGACATCGCCCGCGATGGTTTCGAGCCACTCGGGTCGGGCGCCGCTGCGCCGTTCCCACTCGCGCAACGCTTCTCGGGTGACGTCGTCGGCTACGCCTTGGCTGGCGAGCTTGGCCACCTGTGCAGCGAGGCGGTCGGTCGTTTTGCGGGGGTACCCGGATGACCCGAGTTCTTGCCGCACGACGGTGCGGGCGGCGGCTCCGGGATCGGAGCGTGGCGGGGTGGTGCCGGTGATCTCGGTGGGTGGCGGTTCGTCGGGGATTGGGACTCCATCGGCGAATGACGACGACGGTTGTCGGGCGCCTACGTTTCGTGAGTCATCGTCCTTACGTGAGTAAGGATCTTTGTCTCTGTCTTTGTCTTCGTCTTCGTCTAGGGCCGTGACATCACGTGACGTGTCACGTGACTGTTCGGCCTTGCGTTGACGCTCTCGGCGCTTCCGCTCGCGGTCCGATCGCTTACGTTCTGCCAGCTCATCGGCTTGCGCGTTCCAATTTCCCCACCCGGCGAGCCGGTATCCGATCAGTTCTCCTCGCGCAGATTCCGTCGCACACTGTGTGCAGTTTCCCGCGACGAGTTCTGCGCGGATGTTGTTGCAGGTTCTGCACGGATGTTGTTGCAGGTTCTGCACGGAGTTCGCGTAGCGGGGTACCAGTACCCCTCTGTCGACGAGGTCTCGAAGCTGCGCCGTGGCTCTCGGCAGGACCACCATGATGTGCGGGTAGAGGGGCAGGATTCCGCCCGTCTCGTTGTCCCCCACCCACGCGATGAGACGGGTGAAGAGGCGCTCGGTCGCGGCGGAACACCCGACGAGTTTGTCGTCGAGGTAGTACTTGGTGGCGAGCCAGATCTTCTCCATCGCGGTGTCACACACCTCCCTTCTGTTGCTCATCGCTCTGCTCGATCAGGCACCTCGCGCACACGCGGACGGTCCACTGCTGGACGCGGGAGCCGCAGCGCTCGCAGTGCGGGAACACTCCTTTCGGCATCAGGCGTCGCCTCCGTCTTGATGTCGATCTACGAGGCCGTCTGTGAGGAGTGAGTACTCCAGCTGGGCTGCGCGGCGCGCGAGTGCTTGCTGTTTCGTCACGATGAGGTGGCAGTCGTGGCAGAGGGTTTCGAGGTTGGACTGGTGGTTGTGGCAGCCGAAGCCGTAGCCGCGGCCGACGCGTGGGACGATGTGGTTCACCTCGAGCGCGCGGGTGCTGCCGCACTTCACGCACTGGTGGCCGTCGCGCCGTTTCGCCTTCTCGCGCGCAGCGCTCCAGTCGTGTTCGCCGCGCCACTCGTACATGCAGGCGTCGCTGCACCAGCGGGTGCGCCGTCCGGTGAGCTTGGTTCCGCAGCGGTCGCACACGCCTGGGGTGTCGGCGTGTGGGAGCCACGGGCACGCCGCCGCTTCGCGCTCGAGATACTCGACATAGGTCACTGCGGATCACCGCCGTTCGCGAGCTCCAGGAGCACGTCGGCGTGGCACGGCCGGCCGAGCGGGCACCAGCAGGCGAGGTCGCGTCCAGCCAACTCTGCGCGGATCGTGGCGACGTCGGGCACTCCGTAGGCGAACCTCCCGAGCCGACCTAGAGCCGCGTCGTTGTACCGCCACACGGCGCCAGCGGGAGACATTGCGGGTCCGACTTGCCATGGGTTGCCCCACTTCGTCGGACGGCCGACGTAGACCGCTCCCTCGGGCATCCGCCAACCCTTCGTGCGCTTCCGCTGGATACGTTGCGGCATCAGCGCTCACCTCCGTGTAGGGGGCACACCAGCCGGTGGTCGCGACGACCGCGCGCCGAATCGCACAGCTCGCGATCAGTCGGGTGCCGGCCGACGTTGCCCGGGCGGGTGATGAGTCCGCATCGGCAGTAGGTGACGCCGAGGAGCGGGTTGTAGGTGACCGGTTCGTGCCGGTCCGTGGAGCAGCGGTTCCGGACCCCGATGTCGTCGTTGAACAGCACGGGGATCAGGCGATGTCGGGTGTAGGTCATCAGCGATCACCGCCGAAGTCGATGGCACCCTGCCCGTTGGGCACCGTGGTGACGGGCACGAGGCGGGTGTCGCGAATGCGGATCTCGACGGGTGTGTCGCAGTGCTGCGACCAGATGTCCTCCTGGATGCCGCGGTCAAGGGCGAGGCTGTATCGGCAAGTGCGGAGATCGATTCCGCTGTCGAGACATTCGCGGGAGTGAAGGACGAACACGGTCTGGGTCGCGCTGACTGCGCGCGCGAGGTGCTTCGTCTCGTGCCTGGGCATTCCCACGATGCGCTCGATGTCGCCAGGTGGGACGAGGTCGCTCAAGATGCACCCCCGAAGCCGAGTGTGGGCTGAGCGAGTCGCGTCCGGATGGACAGGTCGAGGTACTCACGACTGAGGTCGATGCCCACGTACCGACGGCCATAAAGAGTTGCGGCGAGGCCGGTTGTCCCGGAGCCACTGAACGGGTCGAGCACCGTGCCGCGGGGCTTGCATCCGGCCTTGATGCAGCGCTCGGCGAGCGTCAGCGGCATGACCGCGAAATGCGCGCCCGGGAACGGCTGCGTGGGGATGCTCCACACATCGCCTGGGTTGCGCCCCCGCTCATGCGTTGCGGTGTGACGCTCGCCGGTTGGGCCACCATTCGTCTGGGGAGATGTTCCCGGCGGCCGCGCCTCGGGCCGCTGCCCCCACGCCTGCGCGCTTGAGTTGTCCTTGTTGACGCTCCCGGACCGAGCTCGGCGAGCGATGTCGCGATCGCCGTCATACTGCTCACGGATGGGATCGAGGTCGAACCAGTAGCGACTCGACTTCGCGAACATGAACACGTGCTCGTGCCGCTTCGATAACCGGTCAGTGATGCTCTCCGGCATGCTGTTTGGCTTGGCCCAGATCACCTCGTTACGAAGTATCCAACCGTCGGCCTGCAACGCGAATGCGACGCGCCACGGCATTCCCATGAGGTTCTTGGCGGGCGGCGCCCCAGGCTTGATCGCGCCGGTGTTGCTGCCCTGCGATGGGTACCGCCCGTCGTGGACGGGCGTGATCATGTCTCCGTTGATCGGCCGCTGGGTGCCGCGTTCCTCCTTGCGACTTTGATTTCCCCACGACCCGCTGTAGCTGTCGCCGAGGTTGAGCCAGAGGGTTCCGTCGTCGGTGAGTACGCGGCGCAGTTCGGCGAACAGCGCCCGCATCGTCTCGACGTATTCGGCTGGCGATGCCTCCAACCCGTACTGACCAGGCTCGCCGTAGTCGCGGAGGCCGAAGTAGGGCGGGCTCGTCACGATGCAATCGACCGATCCGGATTCGAGCTGCCGGCCAACGGAGAGCGCGTCGCCGAGGTAGAGCGTCGCCGAATCGTCCGCGTAGTACGGGTTCATCACGCCACCCCCAGTGACTCGGCGACGACGCCGACGAGGTCGCGGGCGGCGGGCGGGGTGACGGCATTGCCGGCCATGCGGACTTGCTCGCGCCGGTTTCCGAGGACGACGTAGTCGCCGGGGAAGTCCATCGCGGCGATGATCTCGCTGGGCTCGAGCATCCGGAATCGGACGTCGCCGATGTCGACGGTCGGGCGGTCGGCGTCGAGGAGTGACTGGTGGCCGCTCGTGGTGATGGTCCGGGCTGGCTCGGTGACGGGGGTCGAGTGTTCGGCACCTGATCCCTTGGAGCTGTTGTTGCGCATCAGGAGTGCGTGCTTCTCGACGGTGGTCACCGTGGGCAGCGGGTCGTCGGTGGTCTGAGCGCCACCCTTCCCGTAGTAGGTGGTGACCAGGCCGTGGTGGTTGCCCGACGCGGTGACGGTGGAGAGCGGATCCGAGACGGGCCGGTGCTTCGACCCGCCGCCGCGCAGCTCGGCCATGAACGCCAGGCCGGTCTCGCTACGAGTGGTCATCGTCCGCATCGGTGCGTCGACGAGCGCGGCCTGTTTGCCGTCACGGCCCTCGACCGGGACGGCGAGCCCGAAGTGGTTGCCGCTCGCGCGGATGGTCTGGATCGGTGCCGCGACGTTGCGCACTCGGTACTCGTGGGTGTGCTCGGTGATGAACGGGCCCCAGTAGCGATCGATGCCAGCCTGGATGCGGGCCATCGTCTTCGCGGCGAGCGGCCGAGTCCGGTCACCGATGCGCTGCCCCTCGAGGGTCCAGTCGATGATGTCGGCAGCCGGACGGTACAGCGGCTCGACGATGCTGTTGCGACACCGGACGTTCGGGCAACGGTAGACGTACTGGGCGCGATACCGGCCCCACGAGTTGTCGTGGCGCTTGAACGCCTGCATCGCGGCGACCGGCCCGCACTCGGCACAGATCGCGTTCGGCCGGACGACGCGACCGAGGTCCGGGCGCGGGTTGCCCTTCCGCCAGAACACGACGTACATGCGGTCGCGGGACTGCGGCGCCCCGGGCCCGAACGTCTGGGCGTGCATCGAGTTCAACATGACGATGTGGTGGTCGTAGCCGAGGCAGTCCATCGCCATCAACCAGGCGCGGAACGGAACCCAGTGGAACGCGTCGACGACGTTCTCGACGATCACGGCGCGGTACTGGTGGACCTCGGCGAACCGCGGGACATCCCACATGGTGGCGCGGGACCGCTCGGCCGCAGCGTCGGGCAGCACCTCGTCGAACAGGTCGGGCTGCGCGCCGATCCGTTTGCGGCCCTTCGCCACCGAGTGGTTCGTGCACTCGGGTGACGCCCACAGGATGTCGGTCGTCGGGAAGTAGCGGGGATCGATCTGCGACAGGTCGGCGCACAAGTGGTCGGCGTCGGGGTGGTTCGAGTTGTGGGTCTCGACCGCGAGATCCCAGTGGTTCGAGGCGATCCGGACGGTGACGCCGGGGATGCCGACTGCGCCGGTCGACGAGCCTCCCGCTCCACAGAACAGATCGGTCAGGGTGAGGGTCATGAATTGCGACCTTCTGACGTGACGGGTTCTACGTCGCCGTGACGGACCGCGAGGTGCGCGACCTGCTGGCCGTTCTGGTCGTCGACCATCGGTGGGCGGGTCTCGTCGACCAGGCCGTAATGCAGGTCGGTGACGGTGAGGATGGTGTAGTCGCGGCCCTGGTAGCGGACGCGATCTCCCTGAGCGCTCATAGCTGGCCGTTCAGGGTCTTCGCCATGCACTGGGGGCAGACTTCGCCGTCGTCGCCGGAGTACCAGCCGACGGGCTGGCCGGTGACGACCTGCAGGGGGTTGTAGTCGTAGGCGTCGGCCAGGGTGCGTTCGCGGCGGCACAGGCTGCATGTCGGCACCGTCGGCTCGGTGGTGGTGTCGGTCATCGGGGCAGGTCCTTTCGGGTGCGGTGTGCTGCCAGACGTGCCCATCCGACGACGGAGAGCGCTTCTACGATCAGGAGCGCCCACGCGGCGGCCACGAGCAGGACGCCACCGGTGAGGATGGCGACGACGGCGAGCACGAAGAGGGCGAAGTTGGCGACGGCCAGCAGCACGAACGGCATCGGTCAGTCGTCCTTGGCCTGGTCGGAGAAGTCGGGGCGTGCGACGTTGTCCGGCACCGACTCGTCGTTGTCGAGGTCGCCGGTGACGTTGCCGGCGTCGTCGAAGAGCCCGCCCGAGGTGTCGACATCACCGTCGGAGTTCTCACCCTCGGCCGCGGCTTCCTTCGCCTTCCGTTTCAGCTCGGCGAGCTCGTCCGGGGTGTTGACGCGCTGCATGTCGTTGAGCGGACCGAGGTCCCGGTCGTAGAACACGTAGTGCTTCATCTTGATGACGAGGTGTGACTCGTCTCCGCGGGTGACGAATCCGAAGCCGTCGAACTGTGCCTTGACGATGTAGGTGCGGGTCTCTTCTTCGAAGGGCGGGTTGAAGATGGGGAAGTCGCTGGCCCCGCCGGTCAACTGGACGAGCGCGGAGGTGTAGGTGTGGCCGTTGATCATGATCCCCGACCCGAGCGGGACCTCGAATCCGTTATCGCTGTTCGCTTTCGGGATGTCAGCGGGGGCCTGGTGGTGTTCGGTGGGGAGGCCGGTGGTCTCGTCGTAGGTGGTCACTGTGCGCCTTCTCTGGGATCGACGTGGTTGGTGATGGTGATGGGTTGGGCGAGGTGGGTGAGGGCGTCGACGAGCGCGAGGATCGCGTGGGTTTGCGCGACGACGAGGTGGTAGCCCGCCGCGCCCGGGTCGTTCTTCGCCTCGGTCAGGAAGTGCCGGGCGTCGTCGGCATCCTGCTGCGCGGTCACTGGGCGTCGCCGTTCTGCTCGGCGTCTCTGACGGATCTCTCGGCCCACCGGTCGGCGCCGGTAATCACGTAATGCGCGATATCCATGAGCGGATCGGGGTCGACAGCACCGCTCGACGAGAACCCTTTCGACGACAACACGCTACGGGCGACGTACAGCGCATCTACACGGGCAAGCTGCTGCTCGCTGAGATGGTTCCCGACTGTCCGGGTGGGCTGAGTGGCGGTCACTGTCCACGCCCCTTAGCCGCGTCCTCGGCCTGCGCCTGCTCGAGGAAATCGATGATCCCGGACGCCTCGTCCTTGCCCAGATCCTTCGACGTCTCCAACGGCCGGCCGATCTGCTGGCTCAGCCATTCCAACGCCGCATCCCGATCGGTCAGGCCCTCCTTCGACATCACGACGTGCAGCTTCTTCAACTGCGCGGGCGTGATCGACTCCTGGCCCTGCGAGTTCACGCCCACCTCTTTGACCTGCTCGGGTTCTGGTTTCGCACGAGATTCCGAGGCGTCGGAGGCGGCATCCTCGTCGGGTAGCGGCGGCTGGTCGCCGGGATCGTTCACCTTCTCCGACTTCGCAGGTGCGGCCTTCTTCGCCGCGGTCTTGCGAGGGCTGCTCTTCCGCTGGATCGGCGCGGACTCGACAGACTTCGCGTTGGTGGTTGGTTCGGCGTCGATGATCGGGCCTTGCTCGCCGTCGATGACGTCCTCGATGATCGCGGTGCCACTCATCACGTCCGGGAACACGCGGCGGAACAGACGCGACGACGCACGTGCGACCAGCTTGTCGGCCGGATAGTTCTTGATGTCGATGCCGGCGGCTTTCGCGTTGTCGGCGGTGAACGTGACCTGCTGCCACTCCTCGGAGTCCTTGCGGCGGCCGCGGATCACGCACCGGGTGTCGGTCGACTCCTTCAACACGATCTCGTGCCCGGCCTCGATGATGCGGCGCCGCATGAACTCGGCGGAGAACCCGACCTTGCCCTTGACGACGTAGATGTTCTGCAGCGCGTCGAGCGGGTCGATGCCGAGTTCGGCGCCCTTTAGCATCGCTGCGGCAACGGATTCCGGCTTGTTGCGGAACGCATCCGGGACGAACTCGGTGCGCGACAGGTGTTCTGCAGCTTTCGCGCACTGCATGAACAGGTCGGACCACTTCGAGAGTCGTTCGAACGCGCTGGTGCGAGCCAGGGTCGGTGCGGCCGGCTGCCGGCCGAACGGGGTCACGTTGCCGCCACCGAACGGCGAGTCCTGCTGGGCGAGGTCGTTGGTCATTGCTGGTCGTCTCCTGTGGTGTTGATCTGAATGGTTGGCTGGCATCCGTACTCCGAATGCGAATTGAGTTCGGCGACGACCTTTCTGACGGTCGCGACCTCGGTGTCTGTCAGGTCGATGTCGCACTCGGTGTGGTCGTCGCACCCGCTGTTCGTGATTCGGTAGGTCTTCATGCGTCGACCGCCTCTCGCCACTCGATCGACGCGATGGTCGTCTCCTTCGGCGGCTCAATCGGAGCGCCGACGAGATCTCGGGATTCGTTGGAGAATCGTCGAATCTCTCTCGCGTAGCGGAAGTCTCGCCACTGCTGCTCGTCGACGGTCAGGGGGATCAGTTCGGCCGACTCGGACGTCACGTGGATGGCGGCGCATCGCTGGACCTCGATCATGTCGACCTCGTCGCCGTCGACGAGCAGCTTCTCGAAGTGCCGGTACGCGGCGAGCTGCAGCGCTGTCTCCCCGTAGATGCCTTTCTCGTTGGTCTTCACGTCGGCGAGGACGCGGGTGACTCCGAGCTTCGGGATGGTGAGGTCGGCGATGAGGTCGAGGGTGCCGGCGTACCCGACGGTGTAGTTCACGCCGGAGGCTTCGACGACGATCGGCTGGACGTCGAACTGGTCGAGGAACCGGGCATAGGCTTCGACGTGGCCGCGGAGCAGCTCGGGGACGTCGGCGACCTTCTCGCCGTGGACGAGCCGTTCGGCGTAGCCGTGGACTTCGGTGCCGCGCTTCTTGGCCTTGTCGGTGACGCCGTACCGACCGCCCTGGAGTTTCTTGAGGCGTTCGGCGACGGGGAGGTCGGACAGGCTGTCCCAGTTGTCGATGGCGTAGTCGGCGGTCGCGTTGGCGGCCCAGTTGATGAGCGCGGTCTTGGGTAGTCCGTCGCCGAGGATGGTTGTGACGCCGGGGATTCGGTCGCCGTTGGCGTCGACGTAGTAGTGGCCTTTCGCTGTTTCGCGGCGGGTGATGGGGGCCTTGTATCGGGGCATCGGTGGTCCTCGCGGTGGTGGGCTGGGTTGGGGTGGAGGTTTATTCGGCTCTGCCTCGGGCTTCGACCTGGCCGAGGGTGTAGGCGTCGGTGTACTTCCGGGACCGGCCGCGGGGCGGCAGGTGGTTGAGGGCGTCCTCGAACCCGTCGAGGTCGCCGTCCCGCACCTGGTCGACGTACTCGGCGAGGTCGGTGAACGGCAGTGTGAAGACGAGTCCACCGATCGCGCCGAGCTCGCCGGATTCGACGGTGACAACGACGTCGTGCCCCTGATAGAGGTCGCTCATCGGGGTGCGGTCGACCAGCGTTGAGCTACGGTCGCTGCAAAGCGAGACGAGGGTCGAGTTTCCCGCGATGAGGTCGACGTCCGCCCGGGTGTTGATCCGGATGGCGGTGTCGTCGTTGGATTGATAGTCGGTCATCATCGTCGTGCCCGGATCCGGTTGATGCGGCGCGACTTCCGGCCGGCCTTGTTTTTCGCGCGCCGGCGTTCGGTGCGGGCGATCCGCGGGTCGGGGATGAACTCGATGGTGCCGTCGCGGTGGGTGATCACGCGGTCGTCGGCGTACCCCTGGTAGACGCCCTGCACCATGACGTAGCCGCGGTCCGGGAAGTAGGCGGGCTTCGTCATGCCGTGGAGGATCGCCTCCTCGTACGGGGTGAGGTCGCGGAAGTTGTCGCGCTCGGCGAACTGGCTGCGCTCGGCGGTGGGCTGGTCTGCGGCGGTGGTGTTCACTGGTCGTCGCCTTTCGGTTTCGGGTAGTCGATGGAGATGACGTTGGTTTCGGGGATCTCGGTCCGGGTGCCGTCGTCCTTGTGGATGACGACCCAGCGGCCGTCCCTCAGGACGTCGCCGCCGACCTGCACGGCTCTCGCCTCCTGGGTGCGGTTGTCGATGTCCTCGTAGCGGACTCGGCCGAAGGTCATCGGGGCCGTCCTTTCTGGCGGGCGCCGCGCGCACGGCCGCGGCGGCGAAACGAATCGGCTTCGGGGCAGGACGCGAAGTGCGGAGAGAACACCGGAACGCCGGCGGCACGCATACCGGCGGCCTGCCCGGGGGTGACGACAGTCGCGCGGGGCAGCTTCTCGCTGTCCTGCAGCGGCGCGACCGCGAGGTTCCCGTCCGCGGCGGGTTTGTGATCGACCGGAATCGACCGGCCGTCCCGGGTGACGGCGAAGAACATCAGCTCCGAGCAGCCCCGGCACCGCTTCAACTGGCCGGGACCGGGCACGAACACCGTCGAGTTGATCGAATTCACCGGTCACCGCCAACCGGGGTGTACAGCACGTACAGCTCAGTGCCGCCCCCGCGTGTGGCGCAGGAGAATCCGGGTCCGAACCCACCCATCCCCATGTCGATGTAGCGGGCCAGCGTGTTCGCCTTGAGGTCTTCGCTGCCAGCGGCGTGGTATCGAACCCAGGTATTGACGTGCGCCCGGCAGAACGCAATGAGGTCCCGGCGAACCTGGGGAATTCCGCGGTTGTTCGGCGCGGGAGGCGGGGTTGCGATCTCGAAAGCGGGCTGCCCGTTCGCGATCCGCAGGTGACGGTTGCGGTCGACGTCGGGCATGACGTCGTCGGGATGCGGGCCGCCGCGACGTTCCGCGCGCTGGGCGCGGCGCTCGTCGGCCCCCCACTGCTGGCGGTCGATGTCGGCGAGGCTCACGGCGCCACCTCCGTCGCGAAGTCGTGGCGGCCGACGAGGTACACGAACTCGACGGCGTCGTCGCAGCCGTACTCGAGGTGCAGCGTCGGGATGCCGTCCTGGCACGCGCAGTGATACGCGGCGTAGTCGACGACCGTCCACGACCAGCCGTCCGGGCACGGCATCGCTTCGGCGGTCTCGAGGAACTGGGTGCGGATCTGCTCGCCAACAGTCGGCGCGCTCATCGGTCCCAGTCCTCTCGGTTGAGCCGATCACGAGCGCGGTCGAGGATCTCGTGGAGGTCGCCGTACTCGGTGATCCGATCGGCAGTACGCCTGTTCGTCAGTGCGACGCGGAGTTCAGGTCCCGAGGTGCGGGACGACTGCACGATCGCGGCGTCAACGCCCTTGCGGGCGCACGCGATCGCGAGATGCTCGAATGCGCGACCGAGCCTGAGGCGCCGGTTGGCGACCTCTGCTGCGGTAGGGGTGCCGGCGATGTTCGACGGGATGTTAGCGCTGTCGTAGCGCGACGCGGAAGTCACTGGCCCGCTCCCGCCTGCGCGAGAACATAGTCCAGGGCGGTTTGCATCGCAGCGACGACGTCGTCGTCGTGGTAGCGGATGACGGTGAGCGTCGCCGCGGGGTCGCGGCGGTCAGGCCCGCGGACGGTGAGCATGTGGGGGTCCTCATACTCGCCCTGACGGAACTCGGGAAACCGGTTCGCTGGTAGTCCGAGGATTGTGACGCTGGCGAACGCGGTCTCGTCCTCGTCCGGATGAGGCTGCACCGTTGTGGTTACGACCGCATCGGGGTGCACGTCGCGGATGCTGCGGATCAGCTCGACCGCGCCGGCGCTCACTGGTCGACCTCGACGATCTCGCCCTTACGGACGGTCAGGGCGTCGACGTCGCGGACGAACGCGCCGCGGCACAAGTCCGCGAGCACGATGACGCCGGCGCCGACGAAAAATGCTGTCACGGTGCAGAATCCGAGATTTCGGAGAACGAATTCGAAGAACATGTGGGCTGGGCTTTCTGGTCGAGTTGTGTAGAGGGATCTCGCTGCCCGGCTTCCCCGTCGAACACGACCGGGCAGCGAGAAGATCAGGGGTCAGGCCACTTTCGCGATGAGGCGTGCGATCGCTTCGGCACCGCGCGGGGTGATCTTGAGCGTGTGCATGACCTCGGAGCCGCGGAACCGGGGAGCCTCATGGGTCTCGACGCGCCGGAAGTACCGCTTCTTGTCGGCCTTCTCCGAGTAGCGACGCCGTTCGACCTTCTTGCCGTGGCTGTTCGACCAGCGCGAGTCGGTCTGGACGTAGATCCAGTCCCGCTCGATAAGGATTTCCCGCAGCTGCTTCTCGGTGATGTTGCAGGTCGAGGCGACAGTCGAGAACGACAGCAAGTCAACGTCGGTCACGTAGGTGTCGACGTAGGCGATCTTCGGGGTGTTGGCGGTGATCGTCTGCTCGAGTTGGAAGATGCGGGCCTCACGCTGCTCAAGCACCTTCTGCGATTCGATCAGCGCTGCAGCGATCAACTCAGGACCCTCGAGCGCGGGGGCCGGGCGGCGGGTCTCGGCCTCCCGAGTCCGGACCGCGAAGTACGCCTGTGCCGCAGCGACCTCCGGCTTGCGAGGGTCACCGTTCATCGCGACGAGGTAGCAGGCGAACCGTGCGAGTTCGAAGTCCTGCTGTGGCCGTCCTGCGCCCTTCTTCGTGATGCCACGAAAAAGGTCAGCGACGCAGCCTCCTTGTGCGTCCGCGGCGGCCATAGCTCGTGTGAGCGCGGCAGCGAAGTTCTCCCAGCGGTCGTATCCAAGGAGGGGCATGAGGTCGCGGGCCGACCAGTACTCCCGACCGGCATCGCTGACGCGACGGATCTCATCGAACGGCGACCGGGTGCCGGTCGTGATGTCGTGGGTCATGCGATGGCCTTTCGATCGGTGCGGCGGAAGACGGAGGCGATGCGGGAGCGTTGAGCGGCGGTCGGCTCCGGCCACTTCTGCTCCTCAGCGCGGAGGGCGGCCTCGACGTCCTCCGGGGCGTTGCCCGGGGCCAAGGGCCAGCGAGTCGGGTCAAGCCGGGTGTCGCTGCTCATGCCGGCACCTCTTCGCCCGAAGCGTGCGGGGTCGACCGCGGCTGGTAAGTGGTGGTGATCGACCCCGGCTCTATCTCGAAGGCCATCTCCATTGCGGCAAGCAACTCGACAGAAGCTCCCCTGAGTCCGGACTCGACGGCAGAGAGTGCCCCACGCGTGGGGCGATCGCCGGTGTTCTCCTCGATCCGGTCCGCGACGTCGTCGAGCGTCAGCTTGAGCGCGGTTCGCAGTGTCTTGACGGAGACGTGTGGGGGCGTCCGCATCTTGCGCTGACGCGCATATCGCCGTGTTGCGGCAACATTGCTTTCCATGCCCTGGACGGTAGTGGCAAACCTGCCCCGGTGCAAGCAATTCTCCGGCAAGTTTGCCACAAGCTGCGAAAGCACATCGGCGTAAGGCCTGCGACCTGCGACTCACACGATTGTTGTTTGCCTACCGCGGCTATGGTTTGCCAAAGTTCTTTGGCAATCTGGCAGCTATGAAAGAGGGCTTGGAGAGATTTGCTTCCATCGTGAAGCGACGCCGCGAAGAGTTGGGGCTCCGTCAGGATCAATTGCGGGATCTCGGCGGGCCCAGTACGACCACAATGACGAAGGTTGAGAACGCTATGGATGCGCCGTCGCCGGTTACCCTGCGCAAGCTCGACGCGGGCCTCGACTGGGAGCCCGGCTCAGCTGCAAGGACGCTGAAGGGCGGCGACCCGAGTCCCGTCGAGGGAGACACTTCGTACCTGACGAACGGCGAGGATATCGGCGTACTGCTCTTCGCACTGATGTCAGAGTCTGACCAGCTACTCGACTACCTAGAAGAGCTTGGTGGCAACGATGAGGTGCGGCAGCTCGCGCTGAACGTCGACGCTGCCGCACAGTCGGTTGCGGTACACCTCCTCGGAGGTCCCGAGGGATTGGCCGAACGGGTCGCGGCTCTCGACAAGTCGATTGGACGACGGGAGCCGCCGGAAGGACGGGATCAGCGAGAAGCATTGGCCCAAGTGCTGGGCGTCCTCCTGGCACTGCGGATGCCTTTCAACGGGAAGGCTCGTCCCTCGGTGTCGCTGAGAATCCCTGACCTAGGCGAGAGCGTCGTCGGTGTGTCTACCGTCGAAAGCAACACTGAGCAGCCCCGTGAGAACGACGAGGTCATCGACAACGATCAACCGGGCACCACCGATGACTACGAACTCGTCGGCCGTGACGTTGGCGGGCCGTCAGAGACCGAGCTGATACGCCGGCAGATGGACGAGGATGCGGAACGGGGAGACATGTGACCCCACCGCTCGATGAGGACGTCTACCGCCATGAGCTCGGAGTTCTAGACGTGGGTGCAATCGCTTTGGTCCAGAAGATCGAAACTTACCGAGACCGGATCTACCGGTTCGCGTTGATGCTCTACTGCATGACTGATGACGGCACAGACCACCCGATCGAGCGCGTCGACACCTGCCACGCTGAAGTGCATCGTCACCGGTTTGGCCTATCCGGAGCCGAGCACGCACGGGTACTGATCTGTCCATATTCGGCTGACGACCATAGACTTGTAACCGAAGAGCACGACAGAGCGCTGGACGACCTGATCGACAACTGGGAACACAAGGTGCGTGAGTGGAGGAGGCGGCCCTGATGGACAAGGATCACGCTCGCGCGTTGAAGCTGTTCGGGCGACTCGTTCGGACCGCCAAGTACCGTAGGTACAAGGAACGGACGTGGGGTCGCGTTGAGGTCCCAGTGGTAAGCGCGCTGGCGACCGATACCGTCGTCTCGCTTGCCGAACGCATCGTTGAGTCGTCACACACAAGGGTCGAGGTTGTCGTGCTTGACGTCGACCGCGACGAGATTGAAGTCATCCAACTGTCGTACAACGACACCGCTGGCGGGCGCCAGACTTTCAAGATGCACGGCGATTCCAACGTGGGGATGCTGGTGGAGTACATGAAGGCGCAATCCCGCACGGTCTTGACGACGAAGGCAATAGACCTCGTACCGTCATAGCGGAAGATGGCTTACATCCGTGTAATTCCTGGTCAGGGCTGTTTTTGTCGGTGCCGCCCCTTAGCGTGCGTGGCATGTACCACCCGTGGAGAGACGCTCGGCGCCGCGAGCATCTGAACATCGAGTTCAAACGACTGCCCGACGGCCGGCGCGGCTGTCTACGCGGCAACGACGTCACGATCAACACCGCCGACGGTCAGGTCACCCGACGCTGCACCATCACCCACGAGCTCGTCCACGACGAGCGGCAGGTCTTCCCGCGAGACCGCGTGCTGCGGGCACGGGAGGAGCGGACGGTGGAGACGATCGCGTCGCGCCGACTGATCACGCTCGAGGCGCTAGCCGACACCCTGCGGTGGACGCGGCATGCCAATGAGGCGGCCGCAGAGCTGTGGGTGGATGTGCCAATGCTCCTCGCGTTCGTCCGGTCCCTCACCGACGAGGAGCGGGCGTGGCTGAACGATCGGCTGGCCGATGACTGACGACGATCGCGCATTGCTCGACTTCGCCGCCCACCGATGGAACTACGCCGGCAACCAGGCCGACGCCGTCCACGCTGAATTCGGCATCTCCGTCACACGGTTCTGGCAACGCGTCAACAATTTGCTCGAGGACCCCGAAGCACTCGCGCACGCGCCGGTCCTCGTGAACCGGTTGCGGCGTGTACGCGCGCGGCGCCGCTGACTCACAGCCACGTCAGCCCGATGCCCTCACCGATCGGCACATTCCGGCGACCCTTCCCAACCCGATGGATCTGGACGTCGACGAGCGCCCGGACCAGGTCGCGGCGATCCCGAACCGTCAGCGCCTCCCACCGCTCCCGCGCGCCGGCGCCGGCGATCTTCGCCACCGCGGGGGAGTGGGCCAGCGCCCGCACCCGACCTTCGGCACGTTCGATCTGGGGCAGCAACTTCGCTTCGATGCGGGCGAGCGCCGTCGGTGTCACTTCGCCGTCGGCCGCGGCGTCGGTGAACGAGTCGATGCGCTGTCGCAGCGCGCGCACCGCTTCGACCGCGGACGCGTATTCGGCGTTGTCCGAATCGATCTGGCCGACGAGGTCCTGGCCCTCGAGCCGCCGCATCATCGCCTCGACGACGTAGTCTTCGACCGTCGTCACCATGCGGGCCGTGTGGAACCCGTCGCGGCACGTGTACGTCTGGACGCCACGGCTCTTGATCCGCTTCACCGTCGCACCGCACACACCGCACCGCGCGATCCCCGCCAGCAACCACTGCGGCTCGGAACCGCGGTGGGTGAGTCGGTGCGGATCGGCGAACAGTGCTTTCAGCCGCTCGTGCTCCTCCATGCTGATGAGCGGTTCCCATGTCGCCTGGCCGATCACCTCGCCGTTGGACAGGCGCAGGCCGGCGTAGGTGGGGGATTCGAGGATCTTGCGGAGCGTCACAGGGATCCACTTCGCCGGTGTGCCGTCGCGGCGTGGCCTCGGCGCCGGGACGCCGCGCGCGTTGAAGTCCTGGCACACCGCGTACAGCGAATCGCCGTCGAGGACCCGCTGGACGGCTTCGCGAAAGGTCGGCGCGGTGTCGGGGTTGGCGACGCGGTCGAGCGTCTTCCCGGTGTGCGGGTCGCGGACGATCATGTACCCGTACGGCAGCTTTCCGTGCGGGCGGCCGGCGGCGGCGTTGGCGCGCATCGACCGGAGGACGCGCTCACGGGTGACCTCGACTTCCTTCTCGGACAGCAGCGCGTCGAGTCCGGTGGTGAAGCGGTCGTCGCCGCGCGCGAGGTCGTAGGTGCGGCCGGAGTAGCTCCACAGGACGCCGCGTTCGGCGCAGAGGTCGCGGAGCTGGAGGTAGGCGCTCAGGTCGCGTTGCGCGCGGGACGCTTCCCAGGTGACGAGGACGTCTCCGGGTGCCAGCAGCTCGGCGAGACGCCGGTATGCGGGACGGTCCTTGCGGGAGTATCGGGAGGCGCCGCGGTCGTTGTCGACGAGCACTTCGCCGATGTCCCAGCCGTGGGCTTTCGAGGTGGCCCGGCAGTCGGCTTCTTGTTCGGTGACGGACTTGCCGCGGGCGTGCGGATCGGATGAGACGCGGCAGTAGATGATCGCTCGCATGAACTGACAGTACGATCCCATTCCGACAATGAGCGGCGTAACCGCAAAAATGGGAGATGTGTCGCACTTGCTCCACCACGGATCACGCGCGTAGCCCGGTCCCCAAGGCGCACGTCGAATACGCTGCGGAAACATGACACGCTACCTCCCGGCCCTCTGCACGGCAGCCGCGATCGCTCTCCTCACCACCAGCTGCAGCAGCGGCGACGACGGCACCGCTGACCCGACGAGCTCGAGCGCATCCGCAGCATCGTCCTCGATGCCGACGAACTCACGCGGCGCGATCGAGGTCGCGATCGGGGAGCCCGTCACCATCACCGACGCCAGCGGCGCGAAAGTCCTCACCGTCACCGACACCCGACTGGACACCGCCGGGTGCAACTCGACGCTCAACCCGGAGGTGGTGCAGTCGAAGTTCGTCGCGACGATCGAGACCGGCGGCATGGAGACGCAGCAGTGGTTGTGGCCGTCCGACATCTACTACGTCAACGACCAGAACAAGGTGGCACAGAACCTCGAGGTGTCCCAGGCGGCCGGGGAAGACTTCCCGTGCGACGGATCGGTGTCGTTCATCGACGTGCCGCCGAACTCGAGCAAGGACGGATCCCCGACGATCGTCGTGCCGATCATGACGACTGCGATCGGCTACCACCTGAAGGTCGGGGACGTGGACCAGCGCGTGGAATGGAAGTTGCCGGCGGACTGGCGTCAGAAGGTCGCGCCGCCGTCGACACCGGATGCTGCCCCTGCTGCGACCGAGCAGGCACCGGCGCCCGAACCGGCTCCCGCTCCGGAGACCGGCGGAAGTGATGTGCCGCCCGGATGGGACAAAGACGGCGACGGACTCATCGACACCGACGCACCGGTCGGCGACGTTCCGTGTGACACCGCAGAGTGCCTCATCGAAAAGAATCGCGAGGGTGCCGAAGAAGCCGAGCGCAGCGAGCTGTGCGACGCGGGACGGACCGAGTACTGCTGACTTGACGACGAACGGCCCGCCCGCCGTGTGGAGGGCGGGCCGTCGTGGTTGTCCAGATTCAGAGCGGGTGCCTCGTCATGGGGCTCCGAGGGTGGCTTCTCATTGTTTCCGCAGTGGCCGGTCGCTGTGCGTCGGCGAACTGTGTATGTTCCTGAATCTCACCCGCTCTGAACTTGTGCCATCAGCTTAGCACGAATCGGCCGATTGTGGACCACATTTGTGGACTCTTTCGCTTGTGTATTGTGGTCCACATTGGTAGACTACAATCATGAGCGGATACGAACTGACGATCACCACCAGCGCGGCGAAGGCGCTGATGAAGCTCCCCCGCGTCGAGCAGAAGCGCATCCGCTCAGCCATCGACGCACTGACCGCCGACCCGCGCCCCCACGGCGTGACCAAGCTGTCAGGCACCACCGACAGCTACCGGATCCGGATCGGCAACTACCGGGTCGTCTACTCCATCGACGACGGCGAACTCGTCATCGTCGTCATCCGCATCGCCCACCGAAAGGACGTCTACCGATGAGCCACTACTCCATCCGCGAGGCCAAGGCCAAGCTGTCCGAGGTGATCCGCGACGCCCAGGACGAGCCCGCCGTCATCTCCAACCACGGGAAGCCGGCCGCCTTTGTGCTCTCGCCCGAACGCTACGAAGGACTGCTCGAGGAGATCGAGGACCTACGCGACCGACTCGCCGTCCACGAGTCCCGCGGCGAGCCCACGATGTCGTTCGACAAGCTGGTCGCCGAGCTCGGGCTCAACGACTAGGCCCGTGCTCGCCGATCACCAGCCATCCGCAGGCGCTGAGGCACACGAGGATCGCGAGGACGTCGAACAACATGGTCCTTGGACGCAGGCGACGGCCGGACGGTTCCCTGCCACAGTGGTCCCGTGATCGATCGTGAGGTGCTGCGCGCCGCGTCCGAGGCTGTGCGGGTTGTGATGCGCCGGCAGCAGGCGAACCGTCACCTACTCATCGATGGCGGGTGGGCGCCACCCGATCCTGAGCTGGAAGCGCTGGGCGTGGAGTGCGACGAGGTGCTGTACGGCCTGCGCGCCGAGGCGCCCGACCTCGCCGATCGACTCGCCGCCGTACTCGGCGACAACTGGGAGCCGTGATCAGCCTTCGGTGTCGGCGTGCCAGTTACGCGGGTCGTCGCTCGGGTGGCCGCGGTTGAACCCTGTTGCGGATCCCAGGCACCGGTCCTCGCACCAGTATCCCTCGCTCGGCTGGCGGCCGGGTGGGACGCTGAGGCCGTAGTCACTGCTGGTGCCGAATGCTGCGGGGCCGCCGCAGCGAGAGTGAATCCACATGGCCGCGAACATTACCGAGCCGCCGAGGCTCGGGTCACTCCGGCACGCCCCGCACTTCACACTTCAGGTGTCACGCGCGGCGGGACGATTCAGTCAGTCTTGCGGACGCAGCAGTTTGTCTACCGTGGGTCTACTTATCCCTGAGGCCGACGAGGCCTTTGACTTCGTGATGAGGCCTGCAGCGACGCCGGTTCGGATGATGTCGTAGAGCTGGTCGCGCGCGGTGAGGTACCGACCCTGCGCCTCTTCGTATTCGGCGAGACGGCTGTAGAACTCCTCGGCGTACGCTTCCTCCGTCACGGCTGCGCGTCGAGCCGCTCGGTGAGTGCGGCGATTAGTGCGCGGGCTTCGTCGGGCGACATCGCGAGCTTGGCCGTCTTGCCGAACTCGTCGGAGTCGCGGACCTCGAGGGTGATCTCGGAGTAGTCCGTGTGAACCTCGGTGGCGACGGTGGCGCCGCCGGCGAGGAAGCCGAGGGAGGCGGTTGCGGTGCTCATGTAAACAACTTTACATCTCGCGACCAGGTTTGTAAAGAGGTTTACATGCGCCGCCCTGCACTTCACGTAATGGGCGGGCGGGCGAGTAGCCCGGATGGATGAACCGACCCCCGCCACTCGGCACCGGTCACGGCCTCGCCCTACCGTGGACGCATGATCGCCGAGACCCGCCCGGGTAAGCGGGACCTACGGCGTGAGAAGCGCGAGGGTGTCGCCGCCGTCCGTGGTGTGCTGATCGGGCTCGCACTCACTGTCGTGATGTGGGCGGCGATCATCGCCCTGTTCGTCTGGCTGATCTGAGTCGAGGCGATCGGTCAACTGATCGGGGTGAGTTCGAGGTACGAGCCAGCCTTGAGGATTGTCGGAGTCGCGTCCGCGATGGCCTGAGCCCACGTCATCGTGATGGTCGCCAACTCAGTAACCGAGACGACACCCTTGATCGGCACGCCGATCACCGTGCCGGCCGCGGCCCCGCCCCACGTCATCACGAACCCCGACGTCGCGCGCTGCGTCGTCACACTCGACACCCCGACAGCGTTGGTGTGCGAGGACGCTGGTCCGACACCCACCCACGAGATCGTCGAGTTGGTGCCCGACACCGACAGCGCCATCTTGAAGTCGCCCGTCTGACCCGCGTCGAAGAAGATGATGCCGTCGAGCGCGTAGACGGTGCCAGGGTTGAGGTTCACCGTCAGCTCTGAGTCGGACCCCATCGTGGCGTCGGATGTCTTCGACGTGTCGGTCAGCTTCCGCGCGACCGGCGTGGATGATGCGCGGGTGGACGGGTTGCGTCGGGTGCTGAATCCGTCTGCCCCGACCAGCCCGGACACGCGGTCGATGAACAGCTCGCCCCACGCAGCCGCGTCGATAGAGAGCGAGGTGTGGCTGGGGATCGCGTTCGGTCCGAAGGTGTAGCGCCGGATGCGGTTGTTCTTGCTGGTCGATTGCATCTCGTTGCGTGCCACGGCGACCGACGGGACCGCCCCGCTCGTCGAGAGCACGAGTTCCTCGACCTCGGTGCCGATCGCGCCGACGTATTTGATTGCGTACTGCTCGTTCACGAGCTGCACGTGTGTGGTGCCGGTGAACTTCGTTGCGTTGGCGCGGACGGTTCCCGACTGTCCGAGCCGAATGGCTTCGGTCGCGGTGCTCGCCGACGCCGGGTTCTGCTCCATCCAGGTGTTCGAGAACACCGACCCGAAGCCGCCCTCGACGAGGATGCCGACCTCGTTCCAGCCGACGATCGCAGGGTCATGCACGCGGAGCTGGGCTTCCGATCGCCGAGCTTCTACCCAGATTGCCTTGTTGTTGTTCGCCAATGTCGGGGCGTACATAGTGTTGGTGTAGCCGGCCGCCCGGATGCCGGTCTTGCACTGGAAGATGTAGCCGCCGTGCACCTTGCAGTCGCCGGTTGATCCTCCGACGCCGGGCCCGCCGTCGATGCTGGCGAACTCCAGGCCGGTCTCCAGGTTGGACAGGATCGGTTCGTAGATCAGCACACGGTTGGCGACCTTGCCCCAGAACCCGCCGAGTGTGGCGACGTCGCCGCCGATCGAGATGCCCGTGCCGTTGCCGAAGGCCGCGTTGCCCGCGATGTTCGGGTTGATGATCTGGCAGTCGGGGGATTCGACCTTTACGACGGCTTTGCGGCCGGTCCGCCCGCTGACGTTAATCCGGGCGCCGCGCTCGAAGCGCAGCACCTTGCGGGGGTTGAGCGTGGCCGACGACGGAGAGCCGACCGACAGGGTGGCGTTGGTCGCGTCGGAGTAATTGCCTGCGAGCAGCACGATTTCGCCAGACACGGCGTTGTCATCGGGCAGGGCGTCGAGTGCCTGCTGGATGGTCGCGAGGTCAGCAGTGCCGTCGCAGAGGTAGTCCGCCCGGGCGCGGAACGGCATCGGGGTGTCGACGGCCGCAACGGTCCGTGTGACCGTGCCGTAGGCGGCGAGCCACAGCGCCTGTTCGGTGGTGTCGAAGCTCTCTCGCGAGGTGCCCGCAGTCAGCCTGCGGATGACGTCGCCCGTTAATGGCGACACCACCTTCGCGCCGAGGGCGTACACCGTGGACGCCTTCCAGACCGGGGCATAAGCAGCGTCGGCGTCCTCTTGGGTGAGGAGTCCCGCGGCGCCGATGCGCGCGTCGACCGCGGCGCCCGACTCCGACTCTGGATCGGCGATGCGTGCGGCGACACCAGAGTCCGGGACCACACCGAGCGCGACGTCGTCGACGATCTGCTGCGCTTCGTCGCGGGCGGCGATCGCCTGATCCCGGTACGCCTTCACCTCCGACGTGACGAGTGGCGACTGGGGGCCGATGTCGTCGAACAGGTCGTTGAGGTGCAGTGTCGTCCCGACGGTGGGCGGGTCGAAGGTGACGGACTTCGACGGCAGGGTCTTCTTGCCGTACAGCAGTGTCGGCTGGGCCACCCACCGGACGGGGTTGCCGCCGATCGTCGCGGCCAGCCGAATGCCGTCGTTGCCCTGCAGGTCGGTGAGGACACCGTCAGCGACGAGCGCCGGCACCTCGGCGAGGGTGACGCTCTCCGAGGCGCCGGCCGCGCCGGCGGTGACGAACCCCGTGTTCGACGGTTTCGGCGCGAACACCACCTTCCCGGTGGGGCGCACCGTGTCGGGGTTCGGGTCGCCGTCGACGATGCCGTCATCGACGATGTGCGTCCATAGGCCGGTGACGGTCATGTACGTGATGTCAGCCATCGGTGGGCTCCTCGATGATGTCGGGGGTCGGTTCGGGCTCGACCGGTGGCGGTGGTGGGTCGGTGGGGAGGCCGATGCTCGGGCCTCCGAATCCCATCGCGCACACCTCCGGGAACTGGGTGTGGCGTTTCCACGGATCGGTGATCTCGGTGTGCCCGTTCGGGTCGAGGCCGTAGTTGTAGGTCGGTTCGTACCAGGGGTTTTCGACGGTGCCGACGATGCGGATCCAGTTCGACGGCAGGCCGGTTTCACCGCCCGATCCGTAGCTCGCGGTGAACGTGACGCCCGGGATCTCGGGCAGCTCGAAAATGGTGTCGTTGGCCATCATGCGATCTTTCGTCCGGTGAACACCGGCGCCGCGCCGCCGACGTGGGTGATCTGGGAACGCGCGGGAATCGCGTAGTTCGTGGTGGTACTCGTCCCGCCGAAGGCGTTGACCCCGAAAACCGGGACCGTCGCCGAGGCGCCCACGCGGACCTTCTGTCCCGCAGCGAGATACACCTCGGTGGTCTGCCCGGTTCCGAACGGTCCCTCGAGTGGTGCGCCATCGACGTAGAGCACCCACGGTGTCCCTCGATAGGCGTTGCGGACGTCGAAGGCGTCGTCACCCGCACCGTCGTTGGAGTTGTCGCGGTTCTTGCTCGCTGCCTTGATCGAGTACCAGCCCGATTCGACGATGCTGACCTCGCCGAGGGTCATATCTACGGTGACCTGATTGGCCAGGTCGGCGATTGTGTAAAAGCCGTTGGGCATCAGGGCCTCGGCGCCGTGAGCCACGGTCAGTGCGACTTCGGTGTTCACGCCGCGGCGCAGACGCCACGCCGGGGTCGTCACCGCGCCGCCCGGTGGGAGCCAGTCGGCCATCGCCCATGATGCGACCTGGAAGCTGGCCTGGTCGAATAGTGCTCCATTGAGGTACTCCTGAGTGAACGCGGGGTGCCGGAATCCCGCACCCTTCGATACGGATGCGCCATTGTCGGTCCACGAGACGACCACCTTGCCGTTGACCAGCACGTAGTAGTTGTCGCCGTGGCAGCGGAACCGGACGATGTCGCCCGGCTTAACTGACTGGCCGACCGTGTACCAGACGGTGTTTGTGCTGCCCGAGAATCGGCCGATCCGGATGTTGCCAGGACGTACCCAACACACTGCGCCCTGCGTGGGATTCTCGCTGTCGCAGCGCAGGCGGATCGTGGTCCACCGGTCCTCGGAGAACGACCACTTCTTCCCGACGACGATCGACGCCGACTGCGAGTCAGTGGCGAACTTGTGGATGTCGCGGACCGTGCAGAAGTGGTCGCCGTCGGCCGAGTTGTTGATGATGCCGGCGTGGCCGTCGTCCCCGACGATGGCGATCCGGGTGGTGGCCCAGTCGGTTGAGGGCAGTGGCGTGCCGTCGGCGCCGGAGAAGATCGTCGACCACGAATAGCCCGACCAGCCAGGCACGTTCGTTTCGTTGGTGATGTCCTGCAACTGTTGCTGGGCCGCCATCGCGATCTTCTCCGCGTTGTCCGCGATGCCGAACAGTCCAGCGACGGAGTCGTACACCTCCCGGACGACGCCGACACCCGCCGCGACACCCCCGGCGACCGCGTTGCGAATATTATTCGCGACGTCGTCGATACCCGTGGCGACCTCGGTGACTTCCACCTTGGTGCCCAGCTCGCCGAAGATGGCGTCCGCCCTCTCCTGCAACGACATACGGTCGGCGGCCTGGGGTGGCGGCATCGTGATCTTCGTGGCGCCGCGCACCGGGATCATCTGGGTGGCGCCCAGCCGATCGTCGGGCAGTTCCGGGTCGGGCCAGTAGTGGCGATCCCGACCCTCCGGTGGAGGTGACATCAGACCGTGACCCGCATCAGCCGAATCCGCAGCTGCGCCTTGGTGTTGCGGATCTTCCACGACGTGAGGACACCGGCAGTCTTGACCGCTGACGCGTACAGGGTGACCGCTGTGTTGGCCGGGATGATCCCCTCGGTCGATTCGGGGGTGAGGTCGACGTCGGAGTGGGCACGGAACGCCACCTCACGGTAGCCCTCACCGTCCTGGCCCTTGCCGTAGCCGACAAGCGGCCCCGACGTCGCATTGTCGGTGCGGAGTTCCATGTCGATCTGGGTGCCGTTGGACGACGACACGTCCACGCCGCCGGCGAAGTCGAACCGATACGGCCACGGCTTCGCGGGGATGTTGACGGAGAACATGGTGTGGCGGGTGTCCGACGACCCCTTGGTGACGGTGGGAAATCCGCCCGGGCCGACGACGTACTCCTCGGTGACGAACTGGCCGGGCTGCCACACCAGCTTGCCGTCGTCCTCGCGGTAGGTGAGGACGTCTCCGTCGGTGGGGTCGGAATCGTCGGCGACGTCGACAGAGTTGATGACCGACCCCGACGGTCCGACATCTCCCTTGGCGCCCTTCGGCATCGGCGGCAGATCCACACCGACCGCGTACGACCCGGCCGATCCCGACACCCGCACACCGAAGTCGGGCGACGCCACCGCGTCGCCGTCGATAGTCAGGGTCCCGGGCGTCAGCGCGGGCGGCGGCCCCACCGGGCCCGGAGTGCCGTACACGCCGTGGTAGACGACGAACGTCGCCCCGGACCACACGTACTGGTCGTTCGTGTCGGTGTTGCGCCACGCCCAGTTGGTGTTGTCCTCACCGAGCACGAGAGCCATCGCGTCCAGCTCGGACGTCGTCAGCTCGCCGCGGTGGATCGCACCGGGCGGCCCGGGCGGGCCCAGCGCCCCCTCGTACGCTGGCAACCCCAACACCGCCCGTTCGGCGGCACCGTTCTGCCGTCGGCGGACGTGCATGTACGTTTCCGTCATCGGCGGGGCGCCGGCGGGCTGCGGGATCGCGAAGATCTCCAGCTCCACACCGATGCGTTCGATCGGATCGTCAGCCATTGTGCTGTCTCACTCTCTCTCGCAGCAGCTTCCATGCCTGGTCGGGGTTCTCGCCGAGGACGGAGATGCCGGTGACGCGGTGGGTCATGCGGGTCACCTCACCCGCGACGGTTTCGACCCCGACGTCGCCGAGGTCGGGGGTCGCCTCCCAGTGGCCGAGCGGCACGAAGTCGCGGACCTCGCCCGACCACACGAGGTCCTGGGTGTAGTTGCAGACGGCCTGCGCGACGAGCTCCGAGAGCGGCTCGGGGATCGGCGCGTAGGCGTTGTTCGACAGCGGGGTGTTCCGCAGGAACTTCCCGAGCCGCAACACGGTTGGGTCGTCGAGCCCGTACGGCTTCGGTTTCTCCTGTCCGTCGACGCTCACTGCGCGGCCCCGATCTCGCGGAGCACCCGGTCGGCGGCGTGCTCGAGCATCGACAGACCACCGAGCGGGCGGCGGCGGTACACCACGTGCGTCGACGCCATCCCGACGCCGAGGTAGCCGCGCGCGTCCCTCGCGGCCCGGTCGTAGCGGCCCCAGTTCCGCGGGTCCCACCACGCGCCGAGCTGCCGGTCGATCTCGGCGCGCACCGCGGTGTCGCCGAGCTTGCGCAGGACGTCACGCAGCCACACCGACCGGTCGGCGAGCTGCATCCGCGGGGTGAGGGTCGCGATGACCCGCAGCGGCGACCGCGGCGGGCAGCAGCAGATGACGTCGCCCGGGTGGTTGACCGGGATGACGCGGGAGTCGACGTGCTGGCGGCCCCGCTCGGGTGCGGCGATCCCGTAGTCGACCAGCCCGTTCGAGCCGGGGTTCGACGGGTTCGCCACCACCACGCACCGCTTCACCTGTGGGAACTCGGCCATCACACCGGCAACAGCGAGGTCGTCGACGATGTCGGCGCCGGCCGAATACCCGGCGAGCACCACGATCGCGTCGGGGTGCTCTGCCGCGATAATCGACAGCTCGATGCGCACATTCGTGCGGCCGAACCGTTTCGTCGTCTCGTAGTCCGGGGCGAGAGGGTTGCGTTGCCCGTTGACGAAGCCGTACGACGCCGGATAGTCCACCTCGACGTGCGTCCACCCGGCGCCGAGCCGAGTCACGAACTGCGTCAGCATGTTCCCGTCCATCGGCTCACCGATACCGCGGACAGTGACGACGAACCTTGGGGTCAGCATCGCGGATCCGGGTACGGGTTCGCGCGGCGCTGCTCCGAGAGCCGGTCGAAGTCTTGGACGTAGCGCTTTCGGGCGGCGACGATCTGGCTCTGCTTCTCCAACGTCACGGCCGGTCCGATCGCCGCAAGCTCGCGTTCGAGCTGACTCCACAGCTCCGACTGCTCGAGGGACGCCTCGCTGCGCTCCTTGATCACCCGCCGGAACTCGTCGTTACACGCCGACTGGCGCGCGGTGAAGATCGTGCTCTGCGTCATGCTGAGCACGGCGACGAGGACGAGCAGCGCTCCGATGATGCGTTTCCACACGGGCTTATCTGGGCGCGCCGTCGGGACCCGCACCTCGACGCCGTGCACTGTGGCACGGCGCCAGGTGAAGGCGAGACCGATGACGACGCCGATGGTGCCGTAGCCGATGGCTCGGACCAATTCGAGGATCAGATCAGTTGGGTCCATTGCTATTTCCCCCGTTGTTGCCGCCAGTGAAGCGGTCTTTGAGGTTGCCCGCGAACAGGAATCCCGCGACCATCAGCATCAGTGCGTCGACCGCGGCGGGCAGCGATCGAGTGGGGTCGATCATTCGGACAACGAGGCTGGCAATCCAAGCGACGAGGATGACCACCGCGACGAGGTTGACGAGCCACGAAGGTGGCAGCCCGTTTCGTTGCGGTGGAGTCTCCGGGGGATTGTCGGTCACGGGCACACCTTTCGACCCCGCCCACCAGTGGGCGGACCAGCGATGAGCAGGGCATGGGTTCTACGCGACCGGTTCGTCTCGCACCCCGCCGCCGACGACGAGGCTGGGAGTGCCCTTCGGACCGAGGGGAAGCGAAGCGATCGAGGTTGCGAGGGAGATCAGTGCCGCGGTGCCAGCGAGCCCGCCGGCCTGCGTCCAGTTCACATCGGCGAACGTGACTGCCTGATCAGCTGAGACGACGACCGGGATCGACCCGACGACGGTCGCGATGAACGTGCGGCCCGCCCGGATCAGCGCCTCGACGTAGGGGTTCGCCGCGACGAGGCGGGCGTCGACGAGCGCCAGCAGCACCGTCGCAAGGGTGGCGAGCGCGGCGGATTGCAGCGCAGTGCCCCAGGCGACGGACAGAACAGACACGCCGGCGACGAGGAACAGCGCGAGGTTCTGGACGAACGTCTTCACGGCGCGTTCGGCGACGTCCTCGAGGAACGCGGTCAGCGGTGCGTGGGTGGCTACGGACATGCTCAGTTCTCCTTGCTGTCGGTGGGGTTCTTCACGATCCCGAGCGGGTCGTAAAAGCCGGGGATGCCGAGCGCGGTGCCGATGGCGGCGAGTGCGTCGACGACGGTGCGGTTCCCGAGCTGCGCCCAGCCGGGGAACGACTTCTCGATGTCGACGACCTTCTTGCCGTCGACGGTCTTGTAGACGAGGTCGCGGGCACCGACGAGCTGCTCGCGAATGTCCTTCGCGTCGGAACCGATCGCCGCGTTGAACGCGCGGGTGAACTCGTTGATCTTGTCGACGTCTGTGGCCATGGTGGTGCCTCCAATTCCGAAGAGGGTCTTGAGTTGTGGGATGGACAGGTCGGTGTAGTTGGCGTCGCACGGCCCGAACGGTGCGCAGGGCACGCGGTCGGAGTACTGGTGCGCGAACCGATTCGGGTACGCATAGGACTCGCCCGGGCGGACGCCGTAGTGCGGCACGACGAGCGGGAGATCCCCACGTGACTGCCAGAGGGCGGGGTCAGCTTTCGGGTTGTAGTAGCCGATCACCCGAGATCCGCCGAGCCACTGACGGACTCGCCGGATCTCGTCGTTGATCTCCGCCGAGTGGTCCCGGATGGGGATGGCGCCCTGCGACGAGCCGGCCCCGGACTCGACGTCGACCATGCACACGATGCGCGGGTCGATCTTCCCGCCGCGGGTGACCACTTCCCGCCACAGGTCGCAGTTCGCGGCGCCCGGGCGAAAGAAGTAGTACGGGATGACGATGTCGAGGTCGCCGCGGTCGAGTGCTGCGAGCGCCCAGTCGAGGTTCGCGGCGGCGTTCTTGTCGCGCTGGTCGCCGCTGTTGGTGCGGAACGAGAACACCCGATGGGGATACTCGTCATTCGCGAGACGCTGGAACTGGGAGACGTCGGCCCAGTAGGTACCCATCAGCGGCTCACCGCCTTCTCGAGGACCGCGGCGAGACCGTCGGTGAACGTGTCCAGGCCGAGCTGCGGCCAGCCGTCGAACTCACCGAGGTCCCGGGACCCCGAACCGCACAGCTGCTCTCGAGAGTCCTTGATGTCGGAACCGATCGGACCCATGAATCCCTGGGTGAACGCGTTGACGCGCCCGACGTCGAGAGCGGCAGGGGCGACCGAGTCGACCAGCCGGCCGTTCTTGATCCGGCGCTGCACGAAGTCGATGAGCTTGGCCGAGGCCCCGTCCCCGGCGGCGGTTCCGGCGCCGAGCTGGTAGTGCATCTCGTCGGCGCGCGACCAGTCGGCGCCCCAGAAGATGTTGCCCTCGAACAGGGCGAGACCGCGCCGGACCTTCGCGATGCGGTCGGCTGGCATGACGCGCCGGCCCCACGGGTACTGGGTGGCGTTGAGGTCGACCCCGGTGCCGGAGAGGTGATTCGACGTCGCGACGTCGTTGGTGTTCGACCATCCCCAGTCGTCGAGCGGCTTGTACAGGTCGATGGGCTCGACGTTCTCGTGGTACCAGCGGACCCACGCGCCGAGCACCTCTGCTGCGTAACCGGATCTGACGTGGAGGCCCATGCCGGCGACTGTGACCGTGACGCACTCGTCGCGGTTGCACATCCGCCAACCGTTCTCGGAGTACTTGTAGCCGTACGCTGTTCTGAAACTCATTGCAGTGTTGCTCCTTTCATTCGCTGAGTGCTGCTCGGGTGAGCCAGGTGCCGAATCGGCGGATCTTGCCGAGGGCGATGGACCCGGGTTCGCGTTCGGCGTCGGGCCGGCCGATCTGCAGCGTCAACTTGCCGCGGACGCTGCGTGAGTCCTCGTAGGTGATCTCCTCGAGGTACTCGACTTCGACCTTCCCGTTGGCCATCTGCACGCCGACGAGGTCGCCGAGTTGCAGGTCCTTGCCGATGTAGTACGGCGAACCGTTCTGCACCGAGATGGCGTGCGAGATGTACGGTCTCGTCGCCCAGTGGGCCGACTTCATCCCAGACAGCGTTTCCATCGACAGGCCGGTCGACGAGCTCTCGGCGAACGTCTCCCGGAACCGCCACGGCCCCGCCTCGTTGGCGCGATGGATGTCCTCGGAGGTGTGGAACGCCATCACGGTGTCCTTGACGACACCTTCGAACGCACCGAGCTCGAGGTTCGTCAGGAACGGCAGGATCGGTGCCGCCGCACCACCGGTCGCGGCGACCAGCGCGGCGCCCACCGCCGCCCCGATCCCCGACAGCAGCATGTTCGCGCCCGTCACCAGCAGCGTGTTGACCCACTCGGGCGACTTGCCGCCAGCGGTCACCCGCGACGCCATCGCCGTGTGGGTTGTCTGCTCGTATTCGTCTGCGGGCGTGTACTTGCCGGTGGTGTAGACCGCGATCGGCTTGTTCGCGATCGTCCCCTCCACCTGGTCGAGGTACTTCTGATAGCCGTCGTCACCGAGGATCGGATAGAGCACCCAGCCGAGGAAGTCGGTGCCCATCTGGATGCCGGTGCGGAAGAACCCGTCGATCGCGGTGCCGGTCCAGCCGACGGGCTGCCCCTTCTCGACGAAGTCGATGATCAGCTTCGGCCGATCGAGGTGGATGAACTCGGGGAACGGCTGCGGGTCGACGTCGGGGTCGAAGAACTGGTAGACGATCTGCAGGTCGTTCGCCTGGCACACCTCGGTGAAGGCGGTGAGCGCCTCGTCCATCCGCCACGACGCCGAGTCCCACTTCGACGTGTCGCCGAGGAACTTGTTGCGCGGGTTGACGATGATCGGGTGCAGCGCCTTCTTCACGACGTTCCACGCGCTCGGTGAGAACAGGTTCCCGGTCGGGATGGAGAACAGCTCGCCCTGCAGCCGAACGAGGTTGGCGGTCAACGCCAGCGCGCACATGCTGGCCGACGGGCCCAGCCCGAACCAGTACTTGATCGGCTGGAACTCGGCCACCGACCACGGGCACGGCCACAGCCGGATCCACGCCAGGTGCTCGAGCGCGCCGATCGCCTCGACCTCGTAGTAGCGCTTCAACCCCTTGCGGGTGCGCGTGAACTTCGTGATGAACCACAACGTCGTGTAGCCCGGCAGTCGGACGACGATCGGCCGGACAGTCGCCTTCGGCTGCCCGTCGAGGTAGTCGCCGTAGTGGTCATCGCACGGCAGCAGCATCGTCAGCCCGCCGGCCGCCGACTTCTTGTCGGTGAACTTCAGATCCTGGTAGTCACCGGAGATCGACCAGATCGCCATCTCCTTGGTGCGTAGCTCGACGACCGCCTTCGGGTTCTTGTAGGTGTCGCGTTCGGTCTGTTCGTCGTGGGTGAGCGTCGCGAACGCACCGCGCACGCCACTCACAGCAGACCCTCGTACTGCTGGCGGCAGATGACCCACAGTTCGGTGTTGGTGTTGCCGCCGGTGACGGTGATGTCTACGCGCGTCACTTCACCCTCGGGGACCGGGTGGGTGTACTTGCGGCCTTTCATCAGCGGCCACAGGTTGCGTCCGGTCTTCGCCGATCGGATCGTCGGGCGTGCCTCGTCGGTGTTGATCAGGATCGTCTCGCCCGCCAGCACGGTGAACGGGTGATCGACGTCGTTGCCGGCGTACCGCAACCGCAACCGTCCCGGCCCCTGGAACGCAAACTGTGGCCACGCCTGCCACAGCGGGCCCGGGTAGATCGACACCGACCCCTTGCCCGTGTTGGTCGTGTTCTTCCACGAGTCGGCGTGATCGGCGGCCCGCGGGATCGGGTGCTCGACGATCAGCATCAGCTCGTAGTTGGCGGCCGACGTCCTGCTCGGGTCGAAGGGGAACGTCGGCTTCAGGTAGCCGAGGCGCGCGGCAACCCACCGCCACCCGGTGGAGTTGGTGTACACCGCGAGCCACCCCACCTCGTGCCGGCGGATGAGTGTCCGCAGGTGCTCGACGCGGCGTCGGAAGTCGTCCGGGTTTGCGCCGAGGATGAACAGCGGCACATCGAGTTCCGCGTGGTCGAGGGTCTCGCCGACGTAGTCCTCGCCCCACTGGCGGGCGGCGGCATCGAACAGCGCCTTCACGTCGAGGTGCCCGATCCCGTCGATCCCGCCCGTGGACAACCACGCCCCCAGTTCGGGTGGCGCGGTCTTCTTCGCACCCGACAGGCGGACGCGCTCGCCCTTCGGCGAGATCCACTCGACGATCGTGTGATCGGTCAGCACTGCACGGTTTCTCACCAGCCACCCACCAGTTGTTCGGACCGGGTCGCGCGACGAACCTCACGGCCGGTCTTGCGTGCTGCCTCATCCGGGTCGTGCGTGTACTGCTTCTCGATGACGACCAGCGGCCCACTGCCGCGCCCGCCCGACGACTGACCGTCCTCGGTGTCGGCCGGCATCCGCCCGCTCGAGCGCATGACGCTCGCTCCGAGGTCGGCGACGGACTTGAACTCGGCCGCCGACGGCAGCGCCTCGAGCATCGAATCGATCGACGCCCACTGACCCGCGGTGAGAACCGCTTCGGGCTTCAGCGTCTTGTTGACCGCCATCGTCAGACCGGGGTTGAGCCAACCGCCGGAGTCGTAGCCGTGGCTGTGGCCCCACGTCGTGGTGAGGTCGGTGCCGTAGCGGCTCCGGTAGTAGCGCAGCGCGGCAACCATGTTCGCGAGCGGATGGAACTTGTCGTTCGGCAACGACGGGTCCCGGTGCGCCTGGAACGTCGGCTCGATTACCTGCAACAGTCCGCCCGAGGGCACACCGTTCTTCGCGTTCACATCCCAGTTGTTGACTGCCCGAGGATTGCCGCCAGATTCGGAGTTGATCTGCGAGATCATCGCGTCGACCTGCGGCTTGGAGGTGTCGAAGCCCACGCGCTTCATCGCCTCGATGGCGAGCGGGCGCCACTGCTCGGCCCCACCCTTCGGGTCGTACTCGTGATTGAGGTCCGGCATGACGGTCGTCGACGGGGTCTGTCCCTGCTCGATCGTCGTGCCGTCGCCGTACACCGGATCCGTCGCGGTTGTGGTGCTCTGCTGATTCGCGGTCGCGCCGAGCGCGGTCGTCCCGGTTGTGCCGGCCGTTCCGGTGTTCGCGGCGTCCCCGGGCCGCGGAATGAGGCTGGCGACGGCGTCGAAGATCCTCCCGAACCCGAAGAACTCGGCGGTGTCTTTCGCCATCGACTCGGCCGCCACCATCGGGGTGTCCCGGATCGTGGTGGCGCTCGCGCGGTATCCCTCGATCCGGGCGGTGCTGTCTTCGAGGGCCTTGCGCTCCATGTCGTGACGCTTCTGCACCGCGGCGAGTTGCTGACCGGTGAGGCCCTTGATCTCCTGCTCGTGGCGCGCGGTCATCTGATCGGAGATCTGCTGCTGCGCCGCGCTCGCCGCCTCCGGCGACTGCCCCGAGAACACAGCTCGGAACGCCTCCATCATGTCCTTGACGGTGGTGAGCTGATCCCAGTTGAGGACCGCCTCAGGCTTGCCAGTTTCGTTGCGCACCAACGACAGACCCTTCGGCAGGTAACCGCCCTGGTCGCGCAGCAGACCGCCGAGCGCCTTGAACGGCGACTTCACCACGTTCGTGACGATCGAGGTGACCTTCTTCGCCGCGTCGTACGCGCCCTTGAGCTTGTCGCCGAGCTTCGCCGCCAGATTGAACGCCGTCTCGATCGCCTTCGTCTTGGTGATGTCGAAGATCTTCGGCGGGATTCCCAGCCACTCCGGGGGCGGCGAACCGACGATCGACGTCAGGCCCTGCTTGATGGGATTCAGTGCCTTGTCGATGATCTCGGAGATCTTCTTCTTGACGGTATTGAGCATCTCCGCGGTCGACGGGCCGCCGAATCCGTCGGTGACGAGGCCTTCGGGCACGACGTTCGGGTTGACGTTCTGCGGCTTCCACCACAGGTGCGGGTGGTCCATGTGGTTCTGCGTTGGCGATCCGCGGTCGCCCATCGGCTCGCGCCGCATCTTCGGCGGGTACCACATCGCCTGCTGCCAGATGGAGTGCTGCAGTGGGAACTTCGGGTTGTTGGCGTGCGCGAACGCATTCACCTGGTCGCCGAGCTTCTTGTCCGAGCCGACCATCACGTCGAGCGCGCGTCCCGACGGGTGCTCTTCGAAGTTGTCCTGGCGGTAGCCGCCGATGTCCTTGATCTTCGGCCACAGCTTGAAGATGAGACGCCGCATCAGCTGACCGATCGCCTGCAACCCGCCCTCACCGGGCATCGGTGCGAGCTTCGCGCCCGCCTCGACCGCGCCGCCCTTCTCGAAACGAGGTAGCGGCCCCCCCTCGGACACCGGGCTCAGACCGCCGGGGGTCCAGGTGAATGGGCGCCCGGAGTCGACCATGTTGCGCATCCGGTACATCGCGCCGTGACCGCCGGCACGTCGGACGTCACGGACATCCCACACGTGTTCGTCGGGCATCATCAGCGCGTGCACGGAGTCCTTGCCCCGCTTGGCACCTGACCCCATCGGGACGGGGCCGCCATCCTTGAACGCGACCTCGGCGACCGGCTTCATCGGGTTGAGCCCGGGGAGGAACCCGGCGATCGTGTTCCACGCGGGCAGCAGGCCCTTGTTCCAGACAGTGCCGAGGACGAAGTTGATCGGCTTCGCGACGAAGCTCTTGATCTTGTCCCAGGCGTTGCCGATCCCGGTGACGATGGTGTCGAAGAATCCGCCGACCGCGCTCAGCCCGGACTTCAGGGCATCCCACGCGGGGGTGATGATGTTGTCGACGACCCAGCGGATTCCAGCGCCGAGGGCATCCCAGGTGGGCTTGATCACGTTGTTCCACAGGAACTTGAACGCCTCACCGAGGATGTCGAGGCTCCGGCGGAACGAGTCCCACACCGGCTTGATCAGCGTGTTCCACACCCAACCGATGACGCCGCCGATTCCGCGCATCGCGGGACCGATGACGGTGTTCCACAGCCACATCACGACGGGCCCGACGACGTTGCGGAACAGGCCGACCCACAAGCTGAAGTAGAGTTTGGCCGCGTTCCAGGCGACACCGATCACCCATTTGATGGCGTTGAACGCGGGTGTGATGACGTTGCGCCACAGCCACATCACGACCGCGCCGACGGCGCGGAGCGCGGTCATCAGCGCGGGCCACACCGTCTGCTGCAACCACGACCAGACGACGCCGACGGCCATCTTGATGCTGTTCCACGCGGTGGTCCAGATCTTGCGGCCGATCTCGGTCTTGGTGAAAAACAGGACGAGGCCGGCGACCAGCGCGCCGATCGCGACGATGATCCACGTAATCGGTGACGTGGCGATAGCGAGCGCGATACCGAATGCAGTGGTGGCGGCAGTCGCGATGCCAGTCGCGATCGACCCGACGAGCTGGGCCGTCTTGTACGCCGCGAGGGCGATGGTGTTGCGGCGGATCGCGGTTGTGCCCGCGCCGGTGGCCGCGGCGTACACGCCTTGCACGACCGACGCGACGGCCATGACGGCGTTGTAGAGCGTCATCGCCATGGTGATCGCCTTGACCGTCACCGCGAGAGTCAGCAGCAGCGGAGCCATCGGCCCGAGGTGCGACATCACCGTGGCGATGTGGGGCGCCATGACGGCGAGGATCGTGGCCCACGGCGAGAACGCCTGCACGATCCCGGGGATGATCGGGGCGAGGTTGGTGAGCGCCTGCCCGAGGGCCGGCATGAGCCGTTCGGCCATCTGTACGAGGCCGGGGGTCGCCTGGGTGATCGCGGCGCCGACCGACCGCATCCCTGGGGCGAGACCGGACGCCGAGATCTGGCCGAGTCGCATGAACGCCGCCCAGAGTGGGCCGACGACCGCGGTGACGTTCTGTATCACCGTCTTCACCTGGTTGAACGCGTCGGTGAAGTACTGCTTGATCCGGCCCGACTGCTGGGCCTGAACGAGCATGTTCGACAGCGACTTCGCGCCCTCCGTCGCGCCCGCCACCATCGGCGCGAACGCCTCCCCGGCGCCGGCGGCGATCGATGCGAGTCCGGGTGCCAGCGCGCCGAGCGCGGTCCCGGCCTGAGCCGCCATGCCCGACGAGGTGCGCAGCCACGACGACACGATGGGGATGCCCTGCGCCGAGTTCATCCAGTCGACGACCCCGCGGGCGCCCTGGTTGAATCCGCCGGTCACGGTGCGCAGCGCGCCGCCGAGCCGCGGGAGCCACGTGTCGGCGAGCTGCGGGAGCCGCTCGGCGAGCCCGGCGAACAGGGTGTCCTGCACGCCGCGCTGCATCGCATCCCAGGCGGGCTTCACGCCCATCGCTGACTCGACGAACGAGCGGGCGTTCGTGGACAGCTTCGCCATCGCCTCGGCCTGCTTGTCGGCGGCCGCGCTCGCCCCGGTGTCCTTCGGTTGGCGGGCGTCGGCGAGCGCCTCCTGGGCGTCCCTGGTGGCTTCGGTGGCGTCGCGCAGCCGCTCCTGGGCGGCGACGACCTCGTCGGAACCCTCGACGCCCTTGCGTCGGGTGGAGGCCGCGTCCTTCGCGAGATCGTTGTTGTCGCGCTGCACCTCGGCGAGCCGCAGTTCGGCTTCCTCAACCGCGAGGACCGCGCGCTCGCGCTCGGTGCCGGTCTCGAACCCGCCCTTCGCCAGGTCGGCTCGAGCCTCCCGCAACGACAGCTGGGCGTCGCGCTCCGACAGGGCGGCGCCGCGCAACTGCAGATCGAGGTCGCGGAGCTTCTTGCGGGCGTCGTCGCGAGCCTTCGACACGTCTTCCTGCGCGTCCTTCTCGGCCTCGACCGCCTTCGTCAGGCCCCGTTCGGCGCGCGCGATGTCCTTGGTGTTGTCGACGACCTTCGCCGCGCTGCCGGCGCCGGAGGTGCCCATCTCCTTGAACGCGTCGCCGACGCCCATCAGGCCGACCTTCAGTCCGGCGATGGTGGCGCCGAGAGCGGAGAGTCCGGCGATCGCGATGCCTCCGGCCGCCGACCCGAGGGTGACGATCGCGGCGCTCAGCGCGGCGAGTGCGGGCGCTGCGGTGCTTGCGATGCCGATGAGGGCGGCGAGTCCAACCGTGAGCATGCCGATCACGCGGGTGACGCGCATGACGCGGCCGAGGGTCCGGACGGCCGCCGACAGGACCAGCACCGCAGCGGTGGCGCGCGCGACGTCGCGGGCGAGACGACCGGCGAGTGCCGCGACCGCTCGGAGCCATCCGGCGAGTTTGGCCAACCCCTGACCGGCGAGGAGTCGCATCGCGACGGCGCCCGCCATCACCTGTACGGCGAATCCCCGCATGATCCTCGACGCCCACATGGTGGCGGTGGCGATCGTGCTGATGTGCCGAACGGTTCCCCGGAACCCGGCGTTGACGAGTCCCACAGTCGCGGCGATCCCGACGAGACCGTTGCGGACACCGCGCACGAACCCGCGACCATAGGAGCGGCCGTGCTCGTCGCCTGCCCGTGTGTAGTCGATGTGGTTGAGACCGTCGTTGACGCCGAGAGCGCCCTGGTGGCCGGCCGTGCGGCCGATCCCGCGCATCTGGGCGGCGAGCTTGGCCATCCGCGCCTTGACCGAGTTGACGCCGATGTTGCCGCGGGAGAGTCCGTCGTCGACTCCGCGCGCCGCGGAACGACCGGATTCGCGGCCGCCGCGCGCGAACTCCTGCTGCATCGCTGCGGAACCCGCACGGGCGGCGCCCGACGCCTCCTTGACCACAGTGGCCATGAACCCCTTCGCCGACGGCGCTACGGGCACGTACACCACGTCATCTGCCAACGGATTCCACCTCCGATCTGGGGAGAAGAGACGGAACGACCCCCGAGAGCTGTTGCTGTCGGGGGTCGTTCACAGGTTGTCGAGGAAGGCCATGACCTCTTCGGACGAGTGCTCGCCCCGGTCGCCGTACTGCCGTGGGGCTTCTTCGTCGTCGACGTCGCTCCACGGGTACTTCGGGTGCTCTTTGGGCACCTTGACCTTCGGTTTCGCGGCGAGCCGGTTGGAGATGCTGGCCGTCTGAATTTGCATGAGACGCACCAGCATCCAGAGCAGTTGCTCTTGCCAGCCCCATTGCTGCCCGTCGGTCTTGGACTGGTCGATCGCTGTGCGGCCTTGCGGTAGGTTCTCGATCAGAACCCGGAGTTTGCGGAGGGTGATCTCGCCGCGGTGATACCGGGCGAGAACACCGACTGCGTTGACCGGGTCGCACAGACCTGGGTATGTCGCGTCTAGCGCTGCTTCGACTTCTTCGACGCCGCGCGGCGCGATGAGCGATTCCGCCGAGTAGGGTTTCCCTGCAGCTCGTCACGGATCTTCTTGCCGTAGTCGGTGAATGCCTGGTTGAACATCCACGACTCACCGCCGGCGGCGAGGAACTCCTCGTACTGGGTCTCGCCCATGAACCAGGCGGCGACGTCGACGTCGGCGGTCAGCGGCTCGAGCTGCTCTTTCTCGTCGTCGGTGAGGAACTGCGAGTCGCGCACGACCCAGTCACGTTCCTTGAACTTGAAGGTGAACGTGTCACCCTCGGTCTTCTCGACGGTCTTGCCTTCGAAGTCGAACTTGTAGATCTCCGTCTCGCCGTTCGCGCGGGCTTCTTCGCGCTGTGCGATGTAGAGGTCGAGATCGATGTCAGCCATGGCAGGCCCCTTTCAGAGTTCGGCAGGTCCAGAGGTGGAGCAAGGGTGCGGGGTGGGGCGGACCTGCCAGGGAAACTCCCCGCCCCGCACCCGTCTTGGGGCTACGGCGTCGGCGGCACGTACTCCTCGAGGCCGGTGGTGTCCCAGCCCTCCATGAAGATCCGGCGGCACGACAGCGTGTTGCCGTCGGGGGCGTCCTCGCCCGGGAAGCCGGTGACCGTGACGTTGTAGCCGATCATCTCGTCGGACTTGTAGGTGACCTCGCCGCGCTCGGTGACCTGAGCGGCGGCCAGGCAGGTGCGGCGGGCGCGCGATCCGTCGACGACGGTCAGCACCAGCTTGTGCTGGGTGACGTCGGGCTTGCCCGACTCGTCGAAGAACACCGAACCGTCGGCGTTGACGAGCATGTCGTCGGCCGAGACGCCGTAGTAGAACCCGGCGGTCGCCAGGGTCGACTGCCACAGCGTGAACTCGAACGTCACTACGGACTTGGTGATCTCGTAGCGGATCGCCGAGTTCTCCTGCCAGGGAACGAATTCCTGGTTGTCCTCGTCGCGACCCTCGGTGACGCCGTCGTCGGAGATGTATCCGAGGTTGGTCCAGCCTCCGGGCCCGGTGGTCGTCAGGTTGCTCATGTCGCGCGGGAGCGAAGCTGCCGTCAGCGATGCGATATCGATGCGACCGGTGACGCCGACGCGGGCGGCATCAGCCTTGAACCCGTCGATGGTTGGGACTGCCATCACGTCCTCCTCATTCTGCGTGTAGGCATGTGGAGCAGCCCCTATCGGAGGGGTCTGCGGTGAACGGTCCTGGCAGGTCCGGATCTGGGGTGCCGCGAGGCGAATCAGGCTGTGTCGCGGCCGATGTGGAAGTGGTACTCGCCGTGCTCGCGCTTCACGCGCGGGTTGAAGTCGGTCGCCCGGGAGAACGCCGACACCTCGATCACCTTCTTGATCTCGATGTCGTCGCGATACACGAGGGAGAACAGGATCCCGCGGGTGCGGGCGGCGTACTCGCGGGACTGTTCTCGGTTGCGACCGAGGATGTAGAAGTCGGCGGCGAACACATCGATGAGCGGGCCGCCGCCGGCCTGCCACGGCACCGCCTGGGATCCGCCGGGGACGTCCTGGACGAGGACGATCGGGAGGCGGTTCTCGAGGGCCGTCTGGGGTGGGAGTTCGTCGCCGACGTAGGCCAGCGGGAGGGCAGTGTTGAGCGCCCCGATCACCTTCTCGAGGGCGTCGGGGAATCCGTTGTCGGTCATCGGGAGCCGATGGCTCTTCGGAGGGTGCGGCGGCGGACGGTGGTGGAGTTGCCGTGTTCGCCGTCGGCGTCGGTTGATTCGACGTGGACAACGAACCGGCCGCTGCCGATGGTGCGTTCGGACATGGTGATGTCGGCGCGGCCGTCGTTCTCGGCCTGGTCGATGCGGCGGGCGCGGGCGGCGATCTCGCGGGCCCGGGCGCGGACGGCGCGGCGCACCTTCGGCATCCGGTTGAGCTCGCGGAACATGCGGTCGGCGTCGATCCGCACCAGATCGTCAGCCACGGCGCAGCTCGTTCTGTCGGCGGATGGCGTCGAGCCGGCTCTCGAACTGCTGCTCCGGGCCTGGCGCCGGATCGTCCTCGGGCGCTTCCGGTTTCTCTGGCAGCGCGGCGATGGTTCGAACCTGGTCGACGTCGAGTGTGAGCGTCACGACTGCGTGCCCGTCCTCGGCGACCGCCCTCGCTCGGATGGCTGACAACGGGAACGGCAGATCCGTCCCGTCGAACACAACGACGTCGCGCGCGTGGTCGAACACCACCTCGCAGGGTGTGGGCTGCTCGGTCATCGCTTATCCAGGTAGGCCATGACTTCTTCGGAGGTCCGGCCGCCGCGGTCGCCGTAGGTGATTACGCGGTCACCTGCGGGGATCACCTCGACGTCGGCCGCGATGATCGGGATTGTGACGGTCGGAATCGCGTGCGGGTTGGCGATGTCGTCGACGTCCGGGCCCTGTTCGGCGATCATCCACGGGAACTCGACACCGTCGACGAACACCTTCCGCTGCTTGCGGTCGATCGTGACTCTGTTCGGAACCTTGGGCATGGCAGGTCTCATCCGTTCTTGTATTCGAGGGTGAGTTCGACGTGGTCGACGCCGGACTCGAATTCGGGTGATGGCCACCGCTTGATCTCGCCGACGACGTCGAGATCGCGGCCCGCGTGGGCGACCCGGTCGGTCGGCTCGACGTCGAGGTTCTTGCCGCGCGGGGTGCAGAGCCACCACACGGTTCGGGTCGCGACGCGGGTGCCGTTCTCGTCGGTCTCGTATTGGGTGCGGGGCTGCACCTCGACACCGAACGGCACCGGGAGGCGTTGCGCCCCCTCCCACGACAGCATCTCGCCGTCGGGGTTGTACTTGTCCGACACCTTGACTGGCCGGACGATCTGCACCTGCTCGGTGTAGAACTTGGCCATCAGTAGTTGTTTCGCGGGAAGTTCCAGCGCGGCTTCGGCTTCGACGACACACCGAGCTGTGCCCAGTGGTACGGCGTGAACACCAGCAACGCGTCCGGGTTGATCAGCTTCCCGCCGTTGGTCTTCTCGCCGACCGTCGTGGTGAAGGTGCTGAGGCCGGGCATCGATGCGCGGGCCTCGTCTGATTCGAGGACCGACCGAACCACCTGGAACGACACGAGTTTCGCGTCCGGGTCGTCGACCGCGAGGTGCGGAACGTGCCGGCGGATCCGACGCGCCGCCGCGCCGAGGAGCTGCTCGGCGTAGACACGCTCGGCAGCGGAGAGGGGACGCCATTGCGTGACGAACTCCTCAACTGTCAGGAACGGGACCGTCCCCTCTCCACTGCTCATCCGAACTTGCCGATCAGCTGGTCCTTGGTCAGGGCCTCGGCCTCGGCCCGCTCCATGCCCTGGGTGACGGCGTAGTCCTCCCACTTCTTCACCGGAGCGGTCCTGAGGGGCTTCTTCACCTGCCCTGTCGACTGCGTGACCGGCTCGGTCACCGCGGGTTCGACGACGGCGACAGCGTCAGCCTGCGTCGGCTCGATCGGCTCCGTCGGCTCGGCCTGAGCGGCGGGTTCGGTCGGCTCCGTCGGCTCGGCCTGAGCGGCGGGTTCGGTCGGCTCCGTCGGCTCGGCCTGAGCTTGGGCGACGGCCTGAGCGGCAGCAGCCGCGGCCGCTTCCTCCTCGGCCTCCAGAGCCGCCGCCTCGGCCGCCTCAGCTGCGGCGACCGCCTCGGGGGTGATGATCGCCTTCGCGCGCAGCAGCCGCGGCACCTCTGACTCCGGCGGGGACACAGCATCACCCTTGCGGTGCCGCACCCCGTCGGCGTCGCGCCACGAGTCGGCCGCCAGAATGTAGAACCCCGACATCACTGGATTCCGGTGATCCAGCAGGCCGCCTCCGGCTCGTCCACGCCGATCATGCGGATCTGGGTGGTGTCCGAACGCCACGACTCCGTCGGGCCGCCGTTGGGGCCGCCACCCTCGGGGTAGAGCCCGGTCGACTCGAGGGAGCGCGGGTCGGCGTAGAAGCCGATCACGTTGCGCTGGGCGACCAACGCCCGATCCAGCGGCCACAGCGGCGAATGCAGCACGTTGAGGTTCAGCACCTTGTTCGGCAGCTTCCCGGTGTAGCGGATGCTCTGATCGGCGACGTTGCCGACGTAGATCTTGTTGAACTCGTCGTCGTCCATGAAGTCGTACAGGAGAGACGAATTCAGCACGAGGGTGTCCGGCACGTAGCCCTTCGGCTTCGTGGGGTCACCGTCGTGCAGGGCGCTGGCGACGATCTTCGCCGCCTCCTTGATGTCGGTCCGGATCTTCGGCGACACGGCGTCCCACGCGGCGGTGGCCGCATGCTCGGGCACCGAGGCTTCCTCGATGGCCTCACGGAACGCGCTGTCGTTGGCGCGGATCACCGTGTTGGCGGTGCCCGTCACCTGCTTGCGCACCTTGTCGATCTGGTTGAAGTCCCGCATCTCGCGCGAGACCCGCACAGCGGCACCGACCTTGACGCCGCGAGCCACCTCGGGCAACCCCTCGCCCAGGTCGAACACGGGGATCTCGCCGAACTCGGCAACGGCCTCGGGGTCGCCGTCGAGGAACAGCGGCGTCGACCGCTGGAACTGCACCAGCAGCGATCCCGGGTTGCCGGCGTTGCGGAAGAACGCCTCGCCCATGATGTTGTCGCGGACCAGGTCGATGACCCGCTGCGGGATCGCCCGCGGGTTGCCCATGACCTGATCGACGGTGATGTTGTTGCCGTCGTCGATCGACACGACGGGGGTGTTTGTTGCCACGGGTCAGCCTCCCAGCCGGACGAGGACGATGTTGTCCGCGCCTCCGATTTTTTCGATGACACGGCCGACGATCTGGGTGATCTTCGCCTCGGCCGGGGCCTTCTTGACCGCACCCGCGGTGTGCGCGACGACCAGGTCACCGGCGTTCGCGGAGTTGTTCGACTTCACCGGCACGACGGCCGGCGCCGACGCGACGGCCACCTGATCGGTGCCGACGTACAGCACACCGGGCGTCGGGTCGGTCTTCGGTGCGGCGTCGGTGAGCGCGACACCGAGGACCTTCTCGGAGTCGGCGGTCGCCGGCACGGCGCTGCGCGGACCGACACCCGGGTGCACCACCTGGCCGCCGACGATGGCGGCCTCGGCGGTGTGGGTGATCCGACCCTTCTCGAACTTCACGGTGATTCCGGCCATGATCAGCCCTCCAGTCCCTTGTAGGCGTCGCTCTCGCGAACGTTCTTGATGCTGTCCGGACCGGGTTCGGTCGAGTGCCCGACCTCCGACAGCGGTACGGCGGTCTCGTCGGGCAGATCGTTGAGCAGCTTGGTCGTGCCCTCGGTGTCGGCCTTCATCAGCGCGAGGAAGTGATCGCGGCGGGCGCCGGTGATCTTGCCCTTGCTGATGGCCGAGTCGACGACCCGCGCGTGCTCGCCCGCCACCTGCCGCTCACGCGCCTCGTTGCCGGCGGCGGCCTGCGCCGTCACCTCGTCCCACTTGGCCGAATCGACCAGCCGCAGACCGTGCTTGGCAGCAGCCTGGTTCAGGTCGCCGACCGACGGCTCTCCGGTGCCGCCGTCACCCGGCTGGGTGTCGTCGCTGCGCTCATCGAGCGCTTCGTCGAGCGCCTTCAACGCGGTCTCGTCGTCCGCATCGGCGTCGATGCCGAGGCGCTCCGCGAGGCCTTCTTTGAGAGTGGCCACGGGGGCCTCCTTTCCTGACAGCCCCGCCGATGCCGCGGGGATGAATGGGGCCGGCGCCTGCTGGCGTCCGGCGTGCGCGAACACGCGGAGATCGAAGTGCGCTGCCGCCTTCTTCGACTCGTCGTCGGACTTCGCGGCGACCACCTTGTCGGCGAGCCCAGCCTCGACGGCTTCCTCAGCCGTGTACCAGGTCTCGGCCGTCATCGCCTTGCGCCAGTCCTTCACCTCGCCGCCGGTCTTCTCGGCATACATCGAGGCGATGTTGTCGCTCGCGCGGCCGAGCCACTCGGCGTACTCAGCCATGTCGGTGGCGTTGCCGATGCAGAAGCCCCGCGCGTCGTGGATCATCATTTCGGTGTTGCGGCACATCACCACCTCGTCGCCGGCCATCGCGATGAAGCTCGCCGCCGACGCCGCGAGGCCGTCGACCTGGACGGTGATCGTCGCGTCGTGGTTGCGCAGCGCGTTGGTGATGGCGATCGCGTCGTAGACGTCGCCGCCGGGAGAGTTGATCCGCACCAGGATGTTCGAGGCGTCGATCGCGTCGAGGTCGCGTACGAAGTCCTGCGCGGAGATGCCGCCGAACCACGGGTCGGGGTCGATGAAGTCGTAGATCATGATCTCGGCGTCGTCGCTGCCCGCCTCGTTGCGCACCCGATACCACGGGTTGGTCGGCTTCTTGCCGTCCTTCTCGGCGCGAGCACGAGCCTCACGTCGAGAGTCGGCGATCGATCGGGCAATCGGCTGGTTGAGCAGCGCGGACAGATTCACTGGATCTCCAATCAGAATGCGCCGTAGTAGGTACCGTCGGCGCCCCAGGACGCCCAGCAGTCACGGCAGTGGAGACCGTCACTGGTGAGTCCTGTGTGCTTGGTCTTGTCTGGTCCCACATCGCCGCGATCGAGGTTGCACGTCAATCGACCATGGCGGTAGATGAGGTTGGCTGGCTCGCCGTCGGGTTTCGCCGGGAACCCGAGCTGCTGGCGAACCTTCTGTTCCACCAGCACATCCGGGGACAGCAGCCCCGCTTCGACGAGCATCTTCAGCGCCGCGGCGGTCGCGTCCTGCCGGCTGCCGATCTCGTCGAACACGATCCGGGGTGCCGGTTCGTCGACGCCGAAGTTGATGTCGACGAGGTCCTCGACGATGTGGGCCGTCGCGGTGTCGCGGATCCATTCGGCGGTCGTCTGCACCGACTGGGTGAAGGTGTGTTCCTGCACGCTCGCCAGCGCGTACGACCCGCCGCCGCCCTCGAGGTTGAGGAAGTGCGCGAGACCGGCGATCGCGATCATGTTGTCGTGGTAAGCGATCGCGGCACCGATGTCGGGCAGCGTGCCGTTGGGCGCCAGTAGTTCCATCTTCGCGCCGAACGGCAGGCCGCCGCCGGCGTCGTCCCCGCCACGAAGGTTCTGCGCCATGTCGGCGACCTCGTCGACATCTTCCTGCGTCGCGCCCTCGGCGGCGGTACCCATCGGGACGCCCATCCCGATGCGCTTGATCGACATCGCCTGATACCGGATCAGTTCGTCCTTGATTAGCCAATGCTTGTACGACGGCCGCAGCAGCGAGTTGCCCCACCAGACGCCCGGGTCCTGGTCGCGCGAGTACACCACCAGCCGGCCGATCGGGATCTTCAGCGGGTTGATCCCGTACAGCACTCGGCCGTTCGACGCCGGCGCGTACTGCTCGATCGACATCAGCCCACCGTCGAGCGCGACGTTCCAGTTCGAGATCGTGCGCTGCGGCCGCGGCGCGAGCTTGCGCAGGCTCGTGCGTCCCGCGTCGTCCGGCGGCCAGTACACCTGCTCGAACACGCTGTGCCCGTACGGCAGTGCGGTGAGCGCCTGTTGGAGGTGCTGCACCCACGAGAACTTGCCCTTCGTGCGCGTCGGTTGCGGCAGATTGTCGCCACCCTCGATCGGCAGGTTCAGGTTCTTCGCAACGAACTCCGTCACTTCATCGCGCGCTCCGTTCGCGGCGACCCGCCACGGCGTCCGACGGATCGGCAACGAGATCGCCGCGTGCAGCGACGACACCCGCGAGTCCTCGCGAAGCATCCGGGCGAACGTCTCCACGCTTTCTGGCCACTGCAGATCCGGAACCCGCTCGTCCTGCACCCACTGGGGCCAGCTGTGACCGCCGGACGTGTCTGCGACGTAACCCTTCTCACGAATCGCCGGTTTCGGCGGCTTCGGCTGATCAACCTCGGTAGGCATGTGTGTCACCCCCTCCTCAGAAGCTCGCGGTCAACAGGTCAACTCCGGATGACGACCGGGATGGTGTGCGCCGGCGTGGCGGCGCTGCGGCCCGTGACGGAGTGCCCCGGGTTTTGGTGCCGCGCGATGGTCGAGCGGGCCGTTTCGCTGCCCTCGCACCGAACGTCAGCAGCCCCCACCGCGCCGCGGTGATGGCTTTCAGCGGGGCGGCCGAGTCGCCCACCGTGTCGTCCCACACGAAGTCGCCCTGCGGTAGTTCGCGTTTCGACGCGTCGGCGACCGCGTCGACCAGAATCTCCTGACCCACGTGCGACAACATGCTCGACGTCGCATCGTCGAGGAACCCGCCGCACGCCGTCGCGACCTGCGGTGTGGTCATCAACTCCGGTTCCAGCTCGGCCTGCAGCAGCAGCGGGACAATCGGCTTCGCCTGGTCGTGCGAGTCGATCACCAACGCCACCGGATCGGACCGCTCGACGACCGCGAGGATGAACGACACCACCGCCGCGGCCGTCGCCTCGCGGAAGTAACCCACCTCGACGTGCACCTTCCCGACCGCCGTGTGCTGCGCAGCGGCCAGCGCCCACCGCTCCCGGTTTCGGGTTCGCGAGAGCCCCAGCGCGATCGGTCCCACCAACTCTGGGGAGGGGTTTCGCATGGTCGACCACTCCTCCAGGTCGATGAGCAGCTCGAGTTCCTCTTCGTCCTTCGGCCAGCGGCCGCGGTTGAGGTACTCGAGCTCGAAACCCCGCCGCTTGCGTGTCGTTTTCGCGTTCGCCAGCTTCGTCCGCAGGAACCGGGCCTTCTGGATCACCCCGAACGACGGGTTCGCGTACTCCCAGGTCGCGACCTCGTCGATCGGCATCTCCTCCGGAGCCAGCCACTCCGCGAAGTACAGTTCCTCCTCGCCGGCCAGGCCACGCCGCCGAATCGACGCCAACACCTGGCAATTCGGCATCGTGTCCTCGTCCACCGCGGTGGACAGGTAGATCGTCTGCGCGTTCTTCGACGCCAGCTGCGTCGGGTCCAGCGCGTCAGTCTGGACGCCCGTCAGGTTGTACGCCTCGTCGTAGATGACGAGATCGACCTCGTCGAAACCCTTTCCGAGGTCTGCCGACCTGGTGACGAACGCGACTCGCGCGCCCCGGTCGGTTTCGATGTAGCCGCGCCCACCCGAGCACGTGTGCGCCACCACCCTGCGTCGCAGCCACGGGCGGGCATCGATGATCGCCCACACGCGCTTGTACACGTCCTCGGCCGTGGCCCAGCGTTGCGCCGAGTACACGATCCGCTCGCCCTGCCGGTCGTTCGCCAGGAACAATCCCCACAAGATGCGGATGATGACCAGCAGCGTCTTACCGTTCTGACGCGCGATGATCGCCACACACTCCGGATGGGTCCACAACCCGTCCGGACGGCGCCGCATCCACGCCCGCAGCATCGTCGACTGCCACGGCATCGCCTTCTTGCCGACCCGCCGGCCGAGCTCCACCGCCTTCACGCCGTCCGAGTCGTCGCCTGGCGACTCCGACAGGAAGTGCGGTTCCTGTCTGCCGGTCAGCCGAGGCCACTCGGCGAGCTCGTCAGAGGTCGGCGAGGCCGTCGTCGTCGCCACCAGCACCTTCGCCCGGGTCGTCTCCACGGTGACGCGCGATCGCCGCGAGCAACCGCATCAGAGACGTCTGTTGCTGCCGCGCCTCCTGCAACGCGTGATCAACCCGTACCTCGATGACCGAGTCCCGCCCGGTCACCACCTTCGTCCACGTGGGCACATCGCCCGTGAGGATCAGGTCCAGCTTCGCCAGCCGATCCACGATCCGACCCACCTCGCGAATCATGATCCGCACCGACACAGGGTCACCGGCGCGGGAGAGCTCCGAAACCACCTCGGACCCGGTCATTTCGAGGGCCAACGTCACCGAATCCCTCGCTTTCCGCACCGAAACCCCCGGTCTCGCACAAAAAAATTCCTGAC